CGCGCGGCGGCCGGGGGTGCCCGCGGGATGATTTGCGGGTTCCCGGGGGCAGGGCCGGCAACATCCGTTTTCTCTTCGTCGCTGGAGCAAGCTGCGAGGCCGGCGGCAAGAACCGTAAATAAGAGCAAGTTGTAGATTTTTTTCATGGTTTTATTTTTTATAATATTATTTGGAATATGAAGTCGTTTTTACCATTTGCAACTCAATTCGTCGAAATGCGCCAGGTTGTATGCCGCCTCCCCGGAGCCGTCTTCCGCGGCGAGCGAGAAGCAGTAACGCGCCTTTTCCGAATCTCCGTCGATCAGGCACAGGATGCCGAGATTGTTCAGTGTGCAGGGGTTCCCGGCGCAGCGGTTCAGGCATTGACGGGCCGTTTGTATGTCGCCGCAGCGCAGGGCCAGTGCCGCCATGTTGTTGCAGGCGTACGGATCGTCGGGGTAAAACTCCAGCGCGGTTGCACAGACATAGGCTCTTTCGGGTGAGTCGACGGGATAGAATTCCGCCAGCCGGCACATTTCGCCCAGGCTCAGCCATTCGGGACGGGAGTCGATCAGTTCGCGGCTCTGGCCCACGGTGAACGGGGGCAGTGTATAACTGATGCGGTAATCCACGCGCCGCAGCTGCGGATAAACTTCATGCAGCAGCCTGAGGTAGGTTGCGCCGTTGTCGATTTGCCGGATGCCGGCATCGCGGGCATCGGGATCGGACACGGTGTCGATCACGGCCAGCACCTCGTTCCTTGCGGGCAGGTCGGACAGGACGACCCAACGCCGCAGGCTGTCCCAGTCCTCCGGCTCGGTCGCGGTGATGAAGACCGCGCTGTCCAGTCCGAAGTTCTCTTGCAGGTAGTTGCGGATCGACCGTACGCGGTTTGCGGAAAGACGGGTGTTATAGGGATAGGTGTCCTCGGGCGAGGCATATCCTTTCAGGTAGACGTTCTCTATCGAAAGGCCGTCGTTTCCCAGCAACCGTGCAGTCAGGCTGTCGATGCGCGCCAGTTGGCTGCTATTGTCGGCGAATCCGCGCAGCAGTACCGAACGGCCCTGCGGGAAGTGTATGACAGCCGTGATCTGTTCGCTGCGGCGTTTGGGTTCGTCTGTGGGAACGAGGAACGACAGCCGCGGTTGTACGGCAGGGGCGATCTCGGCGGCGACCAGCGGCGGAAGGGCCGTCCGGTGTTGGGCACATCCCTCCAGGTCGCGGTAAAGGACGATCCGTGCGCCCGCCATCCACGGCTCGTAAGGAATATCACCTTCGAAAAGAACCGCATTTGCCGACGAATTTTTCCGGCTGCGGCGGATGACCATATTGCTGAAAGCACCTTCGGTAACAGCCGGTATGCCGTAAAGCCGTTCCCGGCGTTCGTTGACTTTCTCCCGGATGCGTCCCGTGAAAACGACGGGAGCCAGTTGTATTTGGTTTTCGCCGTCGCTGACGACCGGCGTGACGGTCAGTTGTCCGTTGGCCGGGAGGTCGATGCCGGCGGTGATCGGGAGCCTTACGCAAAGCCGGTCGCCGCTCCTGTAAGCGGCCGGATTCCCTTCGCGACCGTAGACTGCCGCGGTGAAGGTCAGGCATACGGCCAGTAAGCCGGTTATGCGTTGCTTTGTATGGCGTTTCATATCCTGCTGTATTATTTGATGATAAAGATGAGTGCCAGGCCGATTTTGGTCGGCCCGAAATAGTTGCGTGAGCGGGTGCGGATCACTTCGCCGCATTCGGCGATCGGATATTTCCGATCCCACAAACGGGCGTACCCCAGGCCGACTGTGGCTTCGAGGTTCCACCGCTTGCCGATCAGCCACTGATAACCGTAGGATAAACCCGCACCGTAGAGGTGCCCCTGATAGCGGTTGCGGTGGAAATCGGCGTTGAAATTGATCCCTCCCGCATTGTATTCGGCGTAATGGGCGTGCAATCCGAAAAAGTGGCCGTTGAAGCGCTCGCAAAGCCAGTAGCGTACTTCGGGTTGTATCAGCCAATGTTTCCACCGGGCGTCGCCGAACTCCCACGGATTGTAGTTGCCCGATATGTCCAGCGTTACGCGGGGGCCGAGCGCCGCTTCGACACCCAGGTTGATCGTAGCGGTGGCATCGTAGAGCAAGTTGCTCTTGACGGCCCATTTCTGGGCCAGGGATGAATTTACCGATGCCAGCAGGATTGCCAGCATGAAATAAATTTTATTCATTACCATATCTTTTTATTGTCCCGAAAGTGCCCGGATGAAATTGATACGTCCGGTGTCCGCCTTGAAGAGGATGGTACTCAAAAGGCGCGGCTATGGCTCGTGCGTGCAAATGATTTGCCAGAAATGGATGAACTCTTAACGCTTAGGTTCAACGGTTTGTATCATAATATGATAAAAAATATAGCAGAGACGGGTAGAGGATGAGAGACAGTTGGGCTTTCATCACCCAATCCATGGCATTACCGAATCAGGTACGGCGGGCAGGCCGCGGCTGACCTGCATTGCATCGCTTTTCAATGCCTCTGGACTAAACGCACGAAACCCTGCAAATTAAATCTTTGCAGGGTTTCGCTGGCGGAGAGAGAGGCTTCATAACCTATAATTCACATTGATTTGGATTAATTGATAAATAGTACTGTATTAAAACGATTTGCATTTGCATTGTTCAGAATAATTTTTTGTAGTTTATCGTGTTTTACGGGAAAGTGTGCTTATATTTGTGCGTAACTATTTCGTGTAGAATATGGCGGTAAACTTTTATCTGAACAGCAGAGGCGATAAACACGGGGATTTCCCGATACGTGTTTCCATAGCCATCGGCGGAATAAGGCTTCTTACGTCCGTGGGGTACAGTATCAACCCTGCGAAATGGGACAGTTCCAAGCAGAAGGTCAGGCAGGGGGCGTCCAATGCGAAGGGAATAACGTACAACGTCATCAATTCCCACCTCAATAATATCGTTCAGCAGAGTATTGATTTCGAGAATAAATGCCTGACTGAAAAACTGAAGGTTACCAAGGAGCTGATTCAGCAAAATATCAGCACCAACAAAAACAAACTGGATGAGGTGGGGGAGATACGTGAAAAAACGCTGTTCGATGTCTTCGACGAGTTCATTAAGGAGATAGGAAATATAAACGGGTGGACGCACGGCACGTATGAAAAATACATCGCCCTGCGGAATCATCTGTATATCTTCTCGCCAAACTTGTCGTTCGACGATCTGACGGAAAAGGGGCTTGCGGATTTCATTACTCATCTTCGGGACGAAAAAGGGCTTCGCAACAGCACGATAGGAAAGCAGTTGGGGTTCTTAAAATGGTTTCTGAAATGGTCTGCGAACAATGGTTACCACAAGAATATGGCTTACCTCTCCTTTAAGCCCAAATTGAAAACGACCGAGAAACGTATCATTTTCCTCACTTGGGATGAACTGATGACCGTTTACAACTTTTCGATACCGGAGAGTAAGAAATATTTGGATCGGGTTCGGGATGTGTTCTGCTTTTGTTGTTTCACTTCGCTGCGTTATTCGGATGTCTATAATCTGAAACGGTTTGATATCAAAAATGGGGCACTTCATATTACAACGGTAAAAACAGCGGACAGCCTTACAATCGACCTGAATAAATACAGTCAAGCAATACTCGATAAATACGACGGGGTTCCGTTTGAGGATAATAAGGCATTGCCCGTAATATCGAATCAAAAGATGAACGATTATATCAAGGAACTCGGCCAATTGTGCGGTCTGGATCAACCCGAAACGGTTACCTATTATGTAGGGAACGAACGGGTCGATGAGGTTTATCCGAAATACGAACTGATGGGTACACATACGGGGCGGCGGACATTTATAAGCAATGCAATTATGATGGGCATACCCCCGCAAGTGGTGATGAAATGGACGGGGCACAGCGACTATAAAGCGATGAAGCCCTATATAGCCATTGCGGATTCGGCTAAAGCCGAGGCGATGAAATTGTTTAATGAAAAATAGTTAGGATATGGATGATAAAATTTATTTCATCAGGGATAACGAACAGCAAATACCTGTTTATGATTTTATTAAAGCGATGGATCCGGATGCTCCGATAAATCCGACTCATAATTTTGAGCTTTTGAAAGCATGCCGTCTGAAAATGTACGATAAGGCGGAGCAAGAATATATCGTAGAACGAACTATAAATCGGGTGGAAACTGGCGATTGGGAGAAATCTGTATTCTATTATGGGTGGTTGAAGAATGAACTTCAAATTATCGGGCAATGGTTATCGGACACCTATCCGCACGGAGAGAAGAAGCGAATTAAAACATCGTCAGCTATTCAGATGGAAATACTTAAATACGAGCGATATGTGAAAACAGAGATGGAGCGGATTGAGGAGTTTGTGAATGGTCGTTCTGATGAAAGTATTTCAAAAAATGCAGGAATACCGCCGCATTTGTTAGACTTAAATCCTGCCCAATGTCAATATTTATATGGGAAACTAACTAAATACGGGCACTTCCTGTCGGAGAAAACGAATCAGACACATTTTAACTATGTGTTTGGCGGCGGTCTGTATCCACAAGATTTCAAGCCGCTACGCTGGAATAGAAGCAAGCAAGCTATCGGTGAATTAATTTTACTGCTTACAAGAAAGCCTTCAATTTCTCGTGAAAAGAAACGGAATGCCCGAAATCTTTTTCTAAAAAACAATAAAACTATAGGTGAATTGTCGAATCCAAAGAAAGGAGAACCGACAAAAGATTATGGAATCTTGGAAGAGATAGCGAAAAGCATAAATACTCGCTCGGTGTAAATGCTTTATTTTCAGATACCCGCTCACTACCCGCCCATTGGAAGATGGGTGGGTAGTTTGTTTTGAATCAGTTGATTCAAGATTTATCATTGTGTAGTTTTGTTTCCGCAGAGCAGTATACTGGCCAGATACAGCGATGCAAAAAATTAAAAAAATTATACGATGATACACGTATTATTAAAGAAACCGGTGTGGCAGATGAACGGGGAGGAACTTTTGGAACTCCAACGTTTAGCCGCACCCCAAAGAGCTGAATTCGCCGAGGTGAAGGAGCCTCGATTGGTCTATGGTCTGCGTGGGTTGTGCGAACTACTCGGCTGTTCGCGCACTACTGCGAATAAAATTAAGCACGATCCTCGTTTGCGGGGATGCTACTCGCAGGCAGGGAAGAAAATCGTATTCGATGCCGAAAAGGTACTTAAAGCGTTAGGAAGGGAATAAGTATGGGAACGATTAATTATGCAGAACTACAACAGGATATACTGAATACCTTGGTGAAACAGGTAACTCCTGTCAATTTCAAGAATTTGGCTTACCCTGAAGCGAAGCTGCTCCAAAAACAGCTTGCCGGATGCGCCCCTGACAGCGATGTGGCGCAGAGCATTCAGAAGAAACTGTTGAAAATGAAAGTCAATGAGAAACACTACGTGATTTTCACCATTGAGGAAATTGCGAGGTTGGCCGAGAAAAACGATTGGGGGCTGTGCCGCAATCAGAACGAAATATACCTGTATAACAGAATGTTCTGGTCGAGGCTCGATGTCGATGCCTTCCAGAAATTTCTGCTAAAAGCATCGGAGCGGATGGGCGTCCCTATCGTATCGTCCAAATACTACCAATTCGGGAAGAAACTGTTCGAACAGTTTATGATGCAGTCCTATTTGCAAAGCCCGGCGGCCAATTCCAATGTGGTGCTTATAAATCTACTGAACGGAACGTATGAGATTAAAAACGGTCAGGGGAAACTGCGGGAATTCTGCAAGGATGATTTTCTGACGCATCAGCTCCCTTTCGAATACAATCCAGATGCGGCGGCTCCTCTATTCGACATATACCTATCCAAAGTACAGCCGGACGAATCCGCCCGAAAGGTGTTGGCCGAATACATCGGCTACCTCTTTATAAAGACGGGCAATACGATTCTGAAAGAGGAAAAGGCATTGATGCTCTATGGCGGCGGCGCGAACGGTAAGTCGGTGTTTTTCGAAATTGTAAACGCGCTGCTCGGTGCTGAAAATGTCATCTGTCATTCATTGCAAGATTTGACCGATGGGAGTGGATATTATCGGGCGCAGTTAGCGAATAAACTGGTGAACTATGCGAGTGAAATCAATGGTAAATTGGAATCGTCCATATTTAAGCAACTTGTTTCCGGTGAGCCTGTGTCGGCCCGGTTGCCCTATGGCAAGCCGTTTCATCTTACGCAGTATGCCCGGCTTATTTTTAACTGTAATGAACTTCCGAGAGGTAACGAGTTTACGGATGCTTATTTCCGTCGGTTTCTGATTGTCCCGTTCGATGTAACGATTCCGCCCGAAGAACAGATTAAGGACTTACATAGCCAGATTATCGAAAACGAGCTTGCCGGAGTATTCAATTGGGTGCTTCGCGGACTTGCAAGACTTCTGAAACAGAATGGATTTACCGAATGTATTGCGGCGCGTAGAGCCGTTGAAGATTACAGATTGCAGTCCGACAGTTTGAGGCAGTTCCTCAACGACGAAAGGTATAAATCGGATGTCAATGTGAAAACAAAGATTGTCGATTTATATATCGAATATAAATACTATTGTCAGGAAAACGGGTTTTACCATTTGACCAAACCCAATTTCATCAAGCGGCTTAAATCATACGGCATTCAGGTTGCGACGATAAACGTGGGCAACGTTGCATATTTGAAGAAACATAAATCCGATGAAGAATAAATTTCATTCTAAATCTTCATAAAATTAACCTTCTTAACCATTCGGCCAACCTTGGGCCGAAGTATTAAAAGTTTTCGGTATGAAAAACAGACTGGATGTAGCTGTCAGCTACTACGAGCACATCTATACAAAATTCCCAGTAAGAGCGACTCTAATCGACCTCTTGACCACAAATCGCTACAAATCCCGTGTTCTGGCTGTCCGGACAGAATCAGACGCAAGGAAGAAAAAAGAGTTGAAAACTCGACTGCCTGCATTCACGCCGTCCGGTTTGTTCCGGGGCGGGGCGGCAAACACGTTGCTGAAACCCACCGGACTGATTTGTATTGACATCGACAGGAAAGATAATCTGCAGGTCGAGGGGTATGACAGGTTGAAAGATCAGCTCGGTAGACTGCCCTATGTTGCATTTTGCGGACGGTCTGCCGGCGGTGAAGGATACTATGTGATTGTCCCCATAGCGCAGCCTAAAAAGCTACTGTTGCATTTCCGGAGTTTGCAGACCCAGTTTTCTGCGATAGGGATTACCATAGACCCGTCCTGTTGTGACATTTCCCGAAAACGGTTCGTGTCTTACGATCCGGAGCCATATATCAACCAAGAGGCGGAAATATACGAGGGATTGGCGGACGGGGCGGCTGTGCCTGACATTACCGGGAACGCAACTCTATCCGGAACGGACAGTGAAGACGAACCGCTGAAAGAGGTGCTCAAGTATATCCAGATAATCGAGCAGAAAAAGGTAGATATTACCGCAGGTTATGCAAATTGGCTGCGAATAGGCTATGCGTTGCATAACGCCTTCGGGGATTTCGGTCGGGAGCTATTTCATCGGGTCAGCAGTTTCCATTCCCGATACAGCTATGTCGAAACGGATAGGTTATTTAGCGGCCTTTCGAAAGGGAACTGCGCGAATCAGGTAACCATTCGCACGTTCTTCTATTTTATTCGCCAACATGGGTTGGATGCGGCAGCTGACTTTGGGGTTAGTGATGAGAAAGGTTAAAAATATGAGCCTATCAAAAATAGATTTATTTTTCATTCTTTCATTTGAATAGACCATATATGCGCATTTTAAATGGTCAGGTAATGGATTTCTTTGGGTTGTAGGGTTTAGTTGTCCTATAATAAAAGAAAACGGCCATTTCGCATGGGGTATGATATCTTTTCGGAATAGGGTTCGATAAAGGGGTATAAAGACCATAATCTATACGTGGAATTGTCGCGCGCAGCGCTGACGCCCGCGCGATGTCCTGCGAATATAGTTGAAGGACTGGGCTTTTATCTGTCGGAATTTTCACTATCTTTGCAATTACATAGCGTTACGCTATTGTTGCTCGCAGAAAAACGACCAATTTTTTAAGGCAACTGAATAGACGATAATAGATGGAAACGCCTTCGCTTGGCGCGGGCTTTTCTTATTCTATTCAGGGTGCTTGGTCGTACCTTCTGCAGATAGGATTAGACCTGCGCCTTTTTTATTGGTGCGGTTCGACTCTAATTACAAGGACAGACCAAGCCAATATGGATTACAGCCGCTGCAAGCAGATACTACACGACTTCTATTCCGAGAATGGAATAATTGACCATTTCGAAAGGGACAACCTTTATTTGGAAAAAGCTTTTCACGAGATTAACGAAATGTGGTTTCGGAATCTGGAGTGTATAAAAGAGGTCAAATACCTAATGATAGCCGAAGCCCCTTTATGGGGTAAGGATAAAAGCTATATCTACAATCCCGAAACGAAAAATACACAGTTTTTTCAGAGGAAAGATTTAGAACGTGTAATCGGTATAAATGTTTACAATAAATTGGATTTTTTAAATTATTGTAATAAGATGGGGTTGCTTATAATTGATATTTCGCCCTTTGCTTTTAATACAGAGGACACAATAATTAATTATCGCAACAAAACTTCAAATAATCGGTCGGATTATTCAACTTTAATATCAACTCCCTGTTTATCAGGCGTTAATTATGGCGAGGTGGCCTATTCCTAACATACAGCCGTACATGAGCCGGTTGTTATTAGAATTTGTTCCGAGTACAAAGATATACAGAGTTTGCGAATATAAGGCGTTAGTTATCAGATTTTTGTGTAGAGTTTCACTTTCCGACAAAAGTGAAAGGTGTATCGAACTCATTAAAAGTTACATAGACGTGAAAAGCCCCCGAAAAAACGTTGTTTTCGAGGGCTTTCGCTGTTTTGCGCCGTCGTTCATTTTTGAATCGGAGCCGGTTCCGGTCGGTCGGCGTATCGTCGATTGACGGGTTTGACGTGTATTTCGATTCGGTTGTCGTCGATGATTCGACGGACGGCTTTCCAAATGGGAAGTTTTTCTACGCCGGCCAGTTTCATGGCCTCGACTAACATGGTGTTTTCGACGAACTGAAGGTAGTCTTCTTCCCGAAGTTCGACGTATTTGTGAAGGTCTTTTTTGAGTTTTGCCATAGCTCGTTGTTGTTAGATTGCTACTTTTCTCCGAAGTCGGCAGGTGTCTCGCCCCACAGGGCGTTGTCCCAGTGCAGCACTTGGATTTTGTCGATTTCGGATGCCATTGCTTTGAGGAAGATTTCCGCTTTCTTGACGGCGGGGTTCTTTTTACGCGAAGCTGTTCGTTTCTCGTTGAACCACGTTTGGGCGGTAAGGCTGTCGGTGTAGATGATTGCCGGACTGAAATGATGCTCGATGATGTATTTGGCGGCTTCGACTACGCCCAGAAACTCACCGATGTTGATTGTCTGGTTGCCGATATTTCGTTCAAAGAGGAGCCTGCCGGTAGCCAAATCAACGGCTCGGTACCGGGTGACTCCTCTTTTCATCGAATGCGCCCCATCGGTGGCTATTCCATGTTTCGGACGCATTACATACCGGAAATGGTCGGTGTGTTTAATCCGTCATCGGTCATTCTCCGGAGAAGTCTTGCGGCTGCTGCTTTGAACCCGTTGATTACGCCGTCCAGATTTTCGATGTCGGTGCGGCGTTGTAATATGGATATAACTCCTGATACAGTTCGGCTGGAAGGGGTGTTGCCTCTCAGCGGGTCGAAAAACACGGTCTTGTTTCCAAAATTCACGGTTACCCGGTAGGTTTCACCCGGTATGACCAGCGTGTCAATTGTTGCCTTGAACAGCAGCGGCGTAGCCGCTACGACGACAAAACCGTTGCGAGAGTGCATTGCCTTGAGTTCGACCGAATACAGGACGTTGGGAACGACTTTCCCTTTCAGGTCTTCGGACAATACACAAATCTTTTTCTTGTAAGGTGAATCCTCACGTACACCTCGCAGTTGCTTGGTCTTCGAATGGCGCGATACGAATCCGATGATCTCGCCAGTTTTCTCCGAGGTCGCAAATTTCAATTGCGTTCTCTCTGATATCATACTTCGTTCTCATGTTTTCTTAATCTGGTTTTACGTTCAATTAACAATATGTAAATCAGTCATTATTATTGTAAATCATAGCACAAATTTATAATTTCATTTCGTGGCGAACAAATAAATTTACGACTATTTTTATGCTTGTAAACGGGCTATTCACAGAGAGAAACACAAGGTGTCACCATAGTCTTTCGTCTTCCGAAAAATGGCTGAAACGTTCGTCTACAGTGGAGATTGAGTGGTTGCCACGACACTTCCAGTACCGATAGACTCTTTCGCTTTTGTTCATACGGAAATAAATATCGTCGGCGTTGATGTATTGCACGCCTTGTTCGGTGGCTGCATTGATCCATGTGGCGGGATTGGTGATTCGGGGATTCTTTCCGACGTACAATTTTTGCTTTTCGGTGCCTAATATGAAGATATTGTGCATCCGCACGTCGGCGTCTACGTCGAATCGGCGGGCGTATGCCGCAAAGTCGTAGATGTCGGTATAAAGCAGGCTTCCGCCGAAGTACGACGCCGCGCTGTCTTGGAGTTTGCGGAATGCCCTGTTCAACGGTCGGTGAAGCCTGATTTCTTCCAATCGCTCCGTTGTGACCGCATCGGTAGTGACGTACACCACCCGAAATCCGTTGCGTGTGGTGTCGCATACTTCGAGATGCCGGACGACTTCTTGCGAGCGGTTGATGCTGTTGTCCATCGGGTTTTGGGTGCGGACACAATCTTTGAGCAGTCCGATACAGACGACGAGTATCGTGAGCATCCACGGGATGAACCGAAAGAAGATGCGCCATCGGATTTCTCGTTCCGTTTGTCGTTTTAATTCTTCGGGTGTCATGATGTGTGTGGGTTAAAGATGTTCGGGGAGGATAAGCAGGCCTCGTTTGTTGAGTTCCGCCCGGAGCATTTCTACCAACTGCTCCAGCGTCTTGACTTCCTGTTTCTCGCCGACTTTGCGGTGGAATAACGGAGCGAAATAGAGCTTATGGTCGTTTTTGGTCGGATACGAAAGTCCGCCGAGGCACACCTTCGGGGTCCGTATCTGGTACAGGCCATTGACCAGTGTGCATCGTTTGGAGGGCGGTACCGTGAATCCGTATTCGGGAAGCGCTTCCGCCACCATTCTCAATATGGGGCGAATGACTTCATCCACATAATTCGGTACAGTGATGTTCAACCTCGGCACTGGCATTCTTTCTGCTTCCGCCCTTTCGATGGTGCCGAGCTGTTCGGAGACTTTCGCCTCGCGTTCAAAATAAGCGTGTAACAGTTGTTCGATTGTCATGATTATCGTTTTTACAGTTATGGACTTTTGTAAAGAATAATGGCTCGGAACAATAAATCGGTGCGCTCCAAGCCACTAATTTTACGCGGCGGCCTCATCGATGTGCTGCTGGGCCTCCTCAACGGAGGAAATGGCCTCGTCGATTGCATCGATGGCGTCGGTCATGCGGGAGCCGTTGTCCGACGATTGGAGGCTTTCGGGCATGTTGTCGTAGGCATCCTGCTCTTCGTCACGGATATCGTTCAGAGATGCGATGATTTCGTCTAAGGAATCTTTCACATCTGCAAGTTGTTTTCTTCGGTCTTTGTTCATAAATATATAGCATTAAGTATCGGATTTGTGTGGCATTGAAATGATTAAACCGCTCCCCATTTTAGGGCAACTTTTTTAACTCTTGCTTTGATTTTTGGAACTTAATTATTATTTTTGAAACATATAATAACTTAAAAAATATCACTATGGGTTGGGGATTTCATACAAAAATTAACGGAGATGGCAGTTCGCATAATACTGTTTATGACAGAGAAACGAATGAGCGCCATTCGTGGGATAATGATGGAAAGGGAAATATAACCAAAGACCATCATACAGATCAAAACACGGATAAAAAAACAGAATACAAAGACAGTTATAGCCCTAATAATAAGGGAGCCGGCAATAACTCTTATTCAATATAATAAATCTTTCACGGAGGTATCCCCGGTACGGTGGAAGATAATTTCCCCGAAATATCAAGGGAGGAAAATAGCTTGTAACCATCACGAGTTAAGGCGGACAATATCCTGAAGCCGAGGTAAAGCACACAATATCGCCCGTCTTGCAGGAATAGACGGTTACGCTCTCGCCGATTTGTTCTTTGGCGGCTTTCTTGGCATCCCGCAGGCGGACGAAGTGGAGGCCGTGGCCGTACCACTTGTCGTTGAAGCGGTAATTGGCGGTGGTGAGTTTGGAGACCGTCAGGTTACGGTGGGTGTCCGGTCGGGAGGCAAGCAACATTTCTGCCGCACGGCGGAGAAAATCCAACCACTCTTTATACGGCATCTTTGACCGCCAGACGGATTCTTTGAGTATCAGCGGCTGGATACTGGCATCTGTTCCAACGTGATAGCCTAAAATGTTGTCATAGGTTATTCGGGTTGTTCCGTCCGATAATGCAGAAAAACAGACGCCGCCTTCACGGCCGGTCGGCTCGAATTTCCCCCAAGCGGCGTCCACCTGTCGCACCACGATTTTCGGGACATCGACGTCATCTGTACCATCCTGCAACAATACAGTGGCGGGATGATGGAGTTTCATTGCTGATGATTTAGATATGAGCATGGCTATTTAATCGCTTTACGGTGTTAATCGTTCATTTGTAGGAATCGGATGTAGTTTTCGTTGTCGTTGAAGCATTCGTCGTTGATGCGCTCCGCCAGTTCGTCGAGTGTCAGGCGTTCAACTTCGTATTCGGCCTCGTCTTCTTCGTCGATGACGCTGCGGGACGGCCCGCTTTGCCATGCTTCGATGAGTGCCTTGTCGGACACGTTTCGATCCAGATGGCAGCAATTCCAGACGAAGGCATACTGATCGGATGTTGTCGGTTCTTTTTCTGCGGCCAACCACTCCTTGAATGCTTCGATGTTGTCCTTGTCCAGCAGGAGGTTTTGCCAATGTTCGTCGACGAACTCCCGAATCCGCATCTCATCGGCATCGCTGTTTTGCAGGAGTACTTTAACGGCACGGTCTTTCCAGATTTTCTGTTCGATACTCAAATCGACGTACCAGTTCCAGACTGTTATGAGCCAGTCGATGTTTATTTCATATAAATGGCGGTCGTAGAACCGCTCCCCGCTTTGGGGGTTAAAGAGTACGCACGAGCCGTCCTGGCGTATTTCCTCCAGTTTGTACATGGTATAGACCGGATAGTCGCCCTCTTCCTCGACAAATACGATGTGAGGCAACCAGCCGTCGGGGCGTTCGGTCGTGCGACAAAGGGAATCGATGATGTCTTGCGATAGGTTCTTTTGCTGTTCTTGCGGTGTCAACAATCGTATGTCGATTGTCTTTGTCGGCTGGGATTCTTCGGCTGTTTTCGGAATGACGCGGTAGTCGACCCACAGATGGGCATCCGATACGCCTTGTATGTAGGCGGCATATTCCGCTTTTGTAGGAAATTCGATGTCTTTGACGACACCGCCGTTGTCCATCAGCCATTCAGGAGAGGGAATTTGGCCGGTCGTGTTGTATTGTCGGACGGCGTCGCCGCCAAGAATAAGGGTTGCTGTTATCATGATTCGGTGTGTTTGGATAAATAATCTTGGATGGATTTGTAGTCGTCAGGTATGGATGCGTTTTCGTTGAATCCGTTCAGGCAATGCAGCAGAGCCTTTTCCATGCTGACGTACCGGCGTGAGAATTGCTGGATGTTATCCAGGCAGTAGGCCTCGATGATGTACTTGAACGGGGCGACTTGCGGTTTGTCCTCCTTGCGAAGCGTTACATACCAGTCGAAACGGAGTCTCAGACGGAAACCGTCCGATTCGCCGTTTTTCATCAAGTGCTCCTCGTCCAGCAGCCGATGGATGAGTGCGGCATCAAGGAAGCGGTCGCACTGCCGATAAGATTTGATTCGAGCGGTGTAGGCGGCTGCATATTGCAGGATGTCGTCTTCGGTGAGGCAATGCTCTTTCGGATAGAAGTCCAGCACTTCCTGCGTTGTGACGGGGATTATTTGCCCGTCTATTTCGATGTAATAAGTTTTATTTTCCATATATGAATTTCGTTAATTGAATTTCGGGTGAGCTCTTTTTACGACACGGAGATCTGCATAGCCGATAGCTTTCAGTTCGGCGAGCAAGTCGCGGTACTCATCCTTCCGTGTCGGCCGAGTGGCGGCAATTACGCCTGCATAGTCGGCCGCCCCGTGCTGGTCGACGTGCATATAAGAAGTGGTCGAGTAATCGCAGCGGCTCCACGGTTCGTCGGGGAAGAGTGCGATGATGTCGCCGTCCTTCCATCTCCTAAATACCACTTTCGTCATGGTGGCCGCAGATTTCGGTGTTTACGATGAAGTCTCCTACAACCTTCGTGTCATGGTGAAGCTGGTCGAGGATGTCGTCGATGGCCTCTTCGGACACGTCGTCACCGTTTCGGTTTTCGATGTCGTAGCGGACGGTGGCATAGGTCGTCTTGACTTCGGTTGCATGTGATTCGATGGAGTCCGCAGCGATGCCGTCGGGTGCAGTGATGTCGAACTTCATCAGTCGGGCGATGCGGTCGTACTCCTCGTCGTAGAAACGATTGTACTTGTCCTGAAACTCCTCTTTGTAGTGTGTGCTGCTGTCGGGATCGTCCGGGTCGTCGGGTTCGATGAAGGCTTCGAACGGTTGTTTGTACTTGTCTACCAATCTGGCGACGGCAAGGTCGCTGGCGATTTCCATGATGGACGAGTTGATGTCGTCCTTGTTCTCTTTGTAATACTTGTGTAAGTCCATATTGCGAGTGTGTTTATTTGATAAATTTGCGATAGCGAGGGAAACCGAGAGCCTGTATAGTGAAATGGAGCAATCCCGAATAATGTTCCGGATGGGCTTGCAACCCCCGCTCCTTGTAGCTGCTCTGTTCATCAATGCCGTCTACCCTGATTATTTCTTGTTCATCGAGGTAAACATCCGTCACGCCGATGCACAGATTCTCATGCTGGTCATAGAAGAGCATCGTTACGGGGTAATCGTAACCGCCGTATTCATCGGGAATCGGAAACGACGTGATTCGCTTGCCGTATCGATTCAGCAGTCGGACAAGAAGGCTCCTTTGCTGTTTCTGGAGCAGTCGTTCCAACAGGTTCAGAAACCGGTACAGCAACCTGCCTTTCATGCGTTTGTCCGGGTAACTACGCCGCATATAAGCGGTAACGGCTTTCTCGGTCGAGCCGTAGCCGGCGATTTCATGGCCGGTAACGAGGAAACTACCGACTTCTCTTTCCTTTATGCCCTTGAAATTTTGTCTGTAGACATGGCAGATGATGTCCTGTTTGTGGTCAAGGTCTTCATTTCCTGCCGATTCGACCTCCACGATATATTTTTTGTACTGTATCATAGCGTGATGATGAATTTTTCGGTAAGTTGCCGCTTGAGTTTCCGGTCTCCTTTTGCGATGCGGGCGATGAGCTGGCGGATGTGTTTGTTGGCTTTCTCCGCAATTTCTCCGGCTGTCGGCTTGGGCGTGGCGAATGTCCGGCAGGTCTCCGAGCAGTATTTCTGTCGGGTACGGAGCGGTTTGCCGCACGCCGGACAACGGCGCTTACCGTCCTGTTCGAGGACTTCGAGCATGCTGGCGTGGATGCACAGCCACCATTCCAATCGGTCGATTTCGTGTGACTGAAGCGTTACGGTATTGCCGAACTCCCGTGCCTCGACCTCTACGGAGATTTCGGAATCCTCAACCATAACCTTGACGACCGGGTCGTCGTAGGGATATCCGTCGTTATCGTACCAAATGACGTAGGCCGGGTCGTTGTTGTTTCCCAACGACAGTTCGGTCAGGCCGTTGTTGTTGAAAATGGCCACGATGGCAGCCATGATGTTGCTGATGTTGTCCATAATTACAAAAAAAATTGATAGTTATAAGTTCAAATCTTCATAGTATGGAATGTTTTGTCGCAGCACTGCACGCTCCAGTTCAATCCACCATCTTTCACGGTACTTTTCATTATTGAAGTCTATCGGGTGATTCGGCGATAGTTTGTAATAACATTTTGTTGCCAAATCTGTATCTTCGATGATAGTCTGCATCTGTTTATCTGTTACCTTCGATGTACAGAAAGGACATGGCAATTCTTCTAAATCTTGACGAGAGATGATACTATTGCCACAAATAAATTCTTTTGTATAAAACTCTTGTGCTACTACTTGTTCCATAAACATCCTATTTTGGGAAATACTTGTTATAATAAGATTAGTTGCGATATTCAAGGGATGGGCGTTGCCCGTCCGCTGATTTTTCAAAAAAGGTGGAGCTGCCGGGACTCACGTCAGGACAGCTCCGGTTATCATTATGGCGAATGATGTTTCAGTAGTTCAGTTGGATACCTCCGAATACGCCGGAGATTTCGTCCTGCCGGATGCCCAGGTAGACCATCGTCACCTGCGGCGATGAATGCTTGAGAATCATCGACAGCAGGATGAGGGCTTCGGTCGTGCGTCCCATCGATTCGTAGACGTAGCGTCCGAAGGTCTTGCGGAAGGTGTGGCTGGAAAAGCGACGAATCGGGAGCCGGTATTTTACCCGCAGGTATTTGAGCGTGTCGTTGATGTATTGTTTGGTGTAGGGTTTCCGGGTCTTAGGGTTGCAGATGACCGGCAGGTGTTTGTCCGGCGAGCCGAGGAGTTTATATAGCGACGCGATGCGCCGCTGTACGTTTTCGTTGAACGGAATTTGGCGGGTTTTGCCGGTTTTCCGTTCGGTTTTGTAGAGTGCCTCTCTTTCGAGGACGTCTTTCCATGTCATCGAAAGGACGTCTGATACACGGCATGCCGTGCAGAAAGAGATGCAGCAGTAGAGTTCCCAGAGGTAGTTGCCGTCCTCGTGCAAGCCGGAGAGCAGGCGGAGGAAATCGTTGTATTCCAACGGTTCGGCGGTGGTGATTTGACCTTTGACTGACATGTGCGTTCAGGAAATTAAAAAGGCAGAAAGTCGCTATGCTTTCTGCCTCGGGGTTAAACATCGGTGAAGACTATACGCCTGTTTCGGGCGCCGGCTGCTTTTGAAACAAGGACATGACCTTCGCCCACGTTTCCCGCATCCGGAAATAGTCGTCGTGCCTTTCCTGATTGAGGAAGAAGACGTAAGGCGGAATGTCGGCCTGCTTGAACAGTTTGTACTCCTGCTCGTCGAGCCTGCGGACGCTGGGAACTCCCGTTCGGCACAGGGATTCATTGACGAGCCATGCTCCCCGGAAGTTGTCCATGCGGAGCGAGTCGATGCAGACTACTTCGCCCACGCAGCTGTTCATCAGAAAGTTGCATACGCACATCAGGCAGCAGGTGTAGTCAATGTCCCATCCGACCAGATAGCTTTGCGGTCGTTCGGCTTTGGCGGCCAACAGGATCCGGCCGCTGCCGGCCGTCGGGTCGTACACCGTAGTAATTTTGGATGTTGACTCGTTGTGTCCCATGGCGATTTTCGACATCAGTTCCGTGACGTGTGCGGGCGTGAAGAACTGACCTTTCTGTTGCTGGCCTCGCTGGGAGGTGAGCGCCATGAACAGGTCGCCGAAGGCGTCGTACCAGCCGTGCCGTTCGATTTGCTGTGCCATGATTTGTACCCATGCGACGTACATGTCGTAGAATACCTTGGTTTGTTCTTTCTTGTATCTCCAGTCGGTGAGCGGAGGTGCGCCGGGCGAGAACCCATGAATGATATAGCGCAGCAGGTCCTGAAAGACCGTCCGCACGTCCAGCCCGTTGCGATACGTGAAGTCGTTGAGTAGTTTTTCCAGCTCCCGGACTTCAGTCGGGGCGTTGTATCCTTTGCTCATAAACAATTGGGAATTAAAAAGGCGGAGAACTTTCGCTCTCCGCCTCGGGTGAATAAACTAATGTTAGATGTCGATGTTGCAATCCGGATAGATGTATTCCCTCCAGATGTCTATCTTCTGATCGGGTGAACATGTTTGCCATGAGTCGGGACAAGTTTCGTCAATGGCATGGTCGGCGGTGTTGAAGTGCGTATCAGCGATTTCTTTACGTTCCTGTTCATCCATTGCGTTCCACCATTCCTCCACTCGGGGCAGGTATTCGGATTCGGGTATTACGTTGTCGTTTTCGCAATCGAGGCACCGGTATTCGATGCTGTCGTCTCCGGCGGCAGATTCTCCGGTATTGGCGTCGCTCCATGTACGGCACTCTACCGATAGTGAGCCGCATACGCTGCACCGCCACGGATCGGATGGCATTTGGGGTTCTGTTTTATTCATTGTCTTCGCCCTCCTCCCAGAAGTTATTTTTATACAGGGCTCGTTGCTGGTCGAAGGTCAAGGCATTCCACCAAGCGTTGAGATCGTCGGCATCGCCGGACAGCCGCTTGTTTTCTTCCAGGTCGAGGGTTTGCCACCACCGGAGCATTGCCTTCTTGTATTCTTCCAGAGTGAGAAAACCATGATGCTCTTCACAGGAATCGCACCAGAAGTCATCATCGTCATCGGTAATTTCCGAGATATACTCGTTCGTATTACCATCGACCCATGCTCTTATCTGAATGTCCTGAGAACCGCAGCATTCACATACGAAGATTTTGCTTTCGTCTGCTGCGTTTTCGGAGACGAGTTGCTGTCCATTGTAGAGTTCGCACGCCCGTTTCACGATTTTGCGACGTGCCTCATTGCCCAGTTCGGCATAGAGGCGTTCGGCAGCACCTGACGGGGTCGGATTGCTCAGGCCGCACCACTTTTCCCAGAAATGTCCTGCCATGCTTCCGAATACGGTTTCGCATTCCGTTTTGCTCCAGCGGTTCCACATGTAGTAGAAGTAGCTGGAGACGATGTTTTCGTTTGTCCGTTTCATATTTTTAGATTGATTAGAACCAGGAAATGAGTACCCATTCGTTGCTTTGGTCGCTTGCATCGATTAGGTGGTCGAGGACGTCCATGAAGTCGGAGGTACTCCTGCCGGCGCGTTTCAGTTCCTCAAGAAATTCATCGGCGTGCGCCTGATATTCTTCTGTTTCCTCAGTGATGATTGTACGCAGACGCTTCAGTTCTGGACGATAGATCTCATAATTGTCGTCAAACTCGTTCTCTGCCATGTTTTCGATGTCGAACATCGAAAAGATGTTGTAGAGGGCTTGCTGCCCGTCGTTTCCGAACATGCCTTGCCCGCAGGGCGTGTGTTCGATGCGGTAGACTTTCCCGGTGTGTAAACTGGTGCTCATGTTGTATAAATTATTAGATGTTATTTGTCAGAAAATGAAATCGACGACGACTTGATGGTTGCCGGAGAGCAACCGCTCGTGATTTACGTCGTCGTATTTGTAGGTGCTGTATTTTTTCGCCTCACGGATATATTCTCCACGTACCCAGACCGGTGCGGATTCTCCGGCGGAGAGGCGGAAAAATTCTCCTTTTTTGAGTTGGCGTATTGATTTGTTTTTCATTGTGTTTCTATGCGGCGATACCGAGTTTCCGGGCAGCATTGCGCATTTCCTCGTAGGCGATGCGATGGCAACCGGCCGTCATGATGTCGTTTTGGTAGGAATTGATGGACCATTGGTGTCTGTCGGCATCCTTGACGAGGTCGTGGCGGAAGTTCGTCTCGTTCTCGTGGAAGCGTTCGACCAACTTCCAAAGACGTTCGGCTTCCCCAGCCTTGACCCGAATGCCCATCGAGGTTTCGATATGCCCATTGCGAACTCGAAGCAGTGCATTGAATTCCAGTCCGAACGGAACGGAGAACAGACGGTTCGAAATTTCACCGGAATACCACAGCTCTTTTTTCTCCTCGAAGCTCATGTGGGCCACACGCTGGCGCATCTCTTCTTCCCGGCGCCATTGTTCTCGCCGTTCGGCATATCGCTGTTCCCGCAGTTCCGCATTGCGACGGTTGGTTTCTTCCTGCCGCTCCCTGCGTTCCTCGAAATGTTCCCACAACAGCGGGTCGCCGGTGCGGTCGATGAAGAGTTGCGACACACGGGCTTCAAATCCCTCGATTGCCGTAGTCTGAAAGAGTCCTCGGGAAAGGATATCGAGAAAAAGTTCCTGATGCTCGGATTTGTCTTCTCTTGGTAAGTCATAGGAATAGCGGGGGCGTTCACCCGTTACGTTCCAGAATTTCGCTTTGTCGTTTTTCGCAGTGTCGCTCAACTTGGTCAGGACCGGCATGAGCCAGCGGCCCGTTGCGGACTTCTGTCGCTTGTCCAATCCCCAGAATTCAATCCAGCGGCCAACATCGAGCAGGTATTTTTCTACCTGTTCCGTATAATTCCTGCTGCGGGATTTCGATTGAGCCTTGATGCACTCGTCGATTTTTTCTACCTGATCGACGATGTAATAGGCAGCTTCCAGGTAGTCCTGTTCGTGCAATTTGCCATGATACAGGGAAACGGAGCGAGCCGTATTGAAAATCTGCGCTCCGCAGGGAATCGCACTGCGCACCATTCCCATGTGCTTGGCGGTGGTGTTGGAATAAGTGCGGGTCGTGACCAAATAGGCTTTTCGCCCCTGTCGGTTGGTTTCGACGGATGCACACCGGAAGTGTGACCCGTAGGAATAGATGTTTTTGCCCTCGAAGTAGAAGTTACTTCCATTGCGGGCGCTGTCCTGACTCTGGTGTGCCCACAGATGGGCGACCATCGGGGAATCTACAACGTATCTCATGATGTTTAATGGTTTTATCTGTTTAAGAATAGCCGTAAACGAAAAAGAGAAGGTCATCGCCTTCTCTCGTTCAGGGTATTTTTTCTATAATCGCTCAACAACTTGCTGGAGAAACTTTTTGCTGAGCACCTGTTTGTCGACTGTGACGCCGGACCATCCGTTGGCGGAATTTTTATCCAGCAGTTCATGGATGAAATTCAGCCACTCTCTGACCGGTTTTTTGTTCAACACGGCCAGCAACCGTTCCGCCTGAATCGTCCAGTCGTGAAAATCCGGTGACCATGGTGCGCTGACCAACTCCGACAAGGGGATTGTGAACATGTGTTTTCCGACGGGTTTGACGGCCGGATTCTGACCTATGCTGCGCACCGTATTGGCGATAGCCCGTTCGATGCGTTCCCGTTCCTGCTTGTACTGCTCTTCCAAGCGGTCGAGGTCCTTGATTTTGTCCGTTAGAATACCCATCCTACAAACGGTCTTTTCACGCCGAGTTCCTCGCTGGCCTCATCGCTTCCGCAGTCGCATTGGCCGACGGGCTGCCCCGAGCCGCATTTGCAGAGGTCGATGCCCCAATGGTTGACGCAGTGGTTACAGTTGCAGAAGATTTGCGGCAGGCATTCTCCCGTAAAGCCGATACTGTCGAACAGTTTGCGGCTCATGCTGTTGGTGGCGCCATCCTCAAATGTTACGGTCATGGCTCCGCATTGGCATTCCTGAATATATCGTACCGGTATCATATCATGCGGATTGGAGTTGGAATCGGATGCCTTCGGGCAGTTTGGTGTAGTCCACCTTTTTCAGAAAGCGGTCGAACTGTGCCTGCGTCACCATCTCGTTTTTGGAGGCGTAATCCCGCCAGTTGAATACACCCGTGTTCCGGTGGTCGTAGTAGATGAAGTTATCGAGCGGCATCCCGCAGCGGAGCACATGGAGTTTGACGGCGAGTTCCTGGTCGATTTTCGCCTTCGCTTTTGCCGCATGGGTTTTGAGGTCGTCGATTTTCTTCCGTTTAGCGGCGATCCGGGCCTCGTGCTTGCGTTTGCGGATATTCTCCGGCAAATAGTAACCTTCGGCAAGCCTTGTGCGGAACAGCTCCCGTTGTTCTACGGTAAGCGGGGTGAACTGGTAGCGGGAAGAGGTGTCCTCGAATGTTTCACCGGTGAGGGTTTCCAACTGGTGGATGGCGGCCCGTGCCTCTTCTTCCCAGCGGGCGACGATACCCATCTCTTCGAGCAGGAAGGTCATGGAAAGCGTATCTTCGGCCTCACGTTTCAAACGCATGTACTCTTTGTGGTCGATTCGCAGGTAGTTCCGCGTGACGGTTTCGCTACTGTTACGGAGGTGATAAAGGCCGTTTCCGGCGGCATACATCGGAGCCCCCTTGGCATCGCACAGATGCAAATCGATAAAAGGTTTGAACTCGGGAAAGAAATGAAGAATGATTTCGTGAATGCAACCTCCACAGTTGTTGCCGTTTTTACAGTCATAAAAATCTCCCGTGATGGCGAAATCGGCATGTCCGTTATGGCAGTCGTCCGACAACCGGATGTTCACCCGCAGATTGTAATCGTCGGTACTTTGAAAGGTTTTGTATTTGAGTGCGTATGTCATATCCCTTGTTTATTGAATGGTTGATAATGCAAATTCCGGGAACGGCAGTTCGGGGCCGTATAAGCGGAGACGGTTTGCCAGTTCTTGCCGATTGTCCTCGGCTATTTTTTCATCGATAAATGCCTGGCATTCGTCTTTGAGCTGGTCGAGGCCGTCATCGCCGAAGAATCCCCAGCAACTGTCGAGGATTTCGGTATCGTCGTCTTCCGGGGTGATTTGAAATCCATACACTTCGCCGTGCAGGTATTCATTGTAGGTGTCTATTTCGTTTTGGAGGTATTCCTCGATTTTCTTGCGGCGGGATTGCGTGAGCACTTTCCAGCCGTATTCCTTTTTGACCTGCTCGATGCTGACCGCCACGATGCCGAACCAACCGCTGTCCCACCGGCATGAGAACGGTCCGGACGATATGCTCAGACCGCTATGGTCGTAGAGGTAAAGGTTCAGGGCGATGTAGTTTCGCAGGAACGATTCCCGCAAGTTCCCCGGATGTCCGTCGCACACGTCATCGAACTCGAAATGGCTGTCGAAGTCTTTTTCGGGCTGATAACGGCGATGTGCCGTATAGAATGTTCCGAGGTTGCTCCACTCGCGGGGACTTTCGGGACACTCGGCATAGTAGATGTTGATGTGGTGTCCCTTGTAGGTGATTTGTTCGTATCTGTTCATATCAGTAGGCATAAGCGGTTTCCAATTCGCTTTCGTAGTTCTCGAAAGCTGCCAGATTCTCTTCGTCTGTCGCCTCCTGATCCCAGAACAGTTCGACAAAACGTTCGCATGGCACGGGTGTATTGACGGAGGTATTTTACGGCCCTCGTGCGCCAGTCTGTCGTTTCGTATTGCATGATGATTTGTTATTTTGTTGATTCATTCAAATGTCGTTTCGATAGTCGAGCAGGTATTGCTCGAAATGATTTTCACAGATAATCTGATTGCGCTCGGCATCGGTGGAAAAATCATCCCACTTATAGCCATAGTCTTTCAGTAATTCTTCCTGCTCCGCAAGGCTGAAATCCGATACATCGATTTCACCTTCCCGCCAAAGCCTGTCGTCCGTTGCAAATTTCCGGACTTCGGGTATGTTATCGGCATCACGCAGGAACGCTGTCGGGTAGCCGAGATACCGAAGGTAAATCCGGTTGGCATCCGTTTTTGCGTGCGGCAACAAGTCGTTATGACAAGTGTTCGGTTCGCAATACCAGAATACGCTATCCGAAATCTTCAGACAGAATTGCAGTTGGTCCGGGTCGGTGCATTCAATGTCCGGGTTCAGAATCCGTTTCATGTTCATACGATTTCGAATTGAACCGAAAAGTGGAATCCTTTTCGGAGGAGACCGATTTCCGGCATCGCCGCAGGGTCTTTGCCGTAAGGATAGAAGATTGTGAACTGGCGGGTCAGACAGCGGATGCCTTTCTTGCGCAGTCTGGACAGCAGATAAGCCCTGCGTCTGAGTTGTTTTTTACTCATAGTTTAACATTTAGAGGGAATAAAATGATGCGACTACCGATGCGGGGCATGGCTTTATCCGTTCGATGTGTGGCCTTCCGGAAGGATCCGGAGACTGGCGGGTAGCCAAAGTCTCCGGATCCTTCAAGGAAGACGTGCTGAATGTCTCGGTCCGTCGCATCGGGCCTGCCAGGCGGCAACGAATTACTTCTTACGCCACTGCGCCATTTTCTTCTTGATGTCGATGCCGTTGTCATCGAGCATCTTTTTCAGCAGAGCCAGCAGGCGCCAGCCGTCGCCGTTCTTGTAGCCTTCGGCCTTGAGCGAGAGGAATACCAGCGAACGGTATTTGTCCAATCGCTTCCCGTTGTCGTCGATAAGCGTACAGCCGTGGAAGCGAATGAGGTTCTGCATGGTGAAGAATGCACCGGCTCCCTTGTAAGCGTCTACCCATGCCTTGCTCTGAGGCGTATCGTGCTTCATCTTGAGGCGCAGACCATTGAACTTCTTTGCCGTATTGTAGAGCTGGGTGGCGTTTCCTGCCATCTCGATGTGTCGGGCAGCGATGCGCAGTGGGCTGTAGAGCTTGGCGTGCAGGTCCTGCACGAAGATGTCGCGGCCTCCGACACGCTTGTAAGGAATGCCCTTGCATTTCCTCCCCGGCAGGCTCTCGACGTGCTTTTCCAGCTGCTGGATGTAATCCTTGGCCATAGCCGCAACGATTCCGACGTTGAACCAGCGGTTGCGGTCGGCGAAGTTCTCCTCGTCCCGCCCCTCCATCTTCATCTGGGCGTGCAGTTCGTCGAGCAGCATTCTCCACTGGTATTCATAGCCTAAACGGTGAATCATCTCCGTCACGCCGACCGGATCCCAATGACCGTAGTCCTTGTAGGAAAGCATGCGGAACATCTGCGCCATGACCCAGCGGCGGAACAGACGGCGGTTGGGAACTGTCCCCTGTGCGAGGATGTAGTCGAAAATCGGGTCGTTGTCATCCAGAATCGACAGCTTGCCGTTCTTGTTCGAGGCGATATACTCGCCGCCGTTTGCTCCCTGCATGGCGAACAGGCAGCTTACGTCGACACCTGCATTGCGCAGGGCTTCGATGCGTTCCTGTGCCGTTTTGGGTAGTTGGATTCGATTGGCCGGCATGGCGCCGTTGTCGGCGATAGTAACTTTCGTGCCTGCGATGGCAAGCTCCGTTCCGCATGCGGGACATGCGATTTTGGTCTCTTGTTTCTTTCTCATGTTGCGATAATTTAATTTGTTGGTTGATTATTATTGGATTCTACCCACTGCCGGAGTATGACCAGTTCTTTTTCCTCCTTGCTTTGCCAGAACCACCGCCCCATGGCATTCGACCATTTCAGACCGTTGATTATCTGGCAGAGGATATACAGTTCCAGTTCGATTTGCGCTTTGTCCCGACGACAGCCATAGAGCATATCTTCATCGCTCAATTCACTTTCAGGCAAGGCGATAAAATAGTGACGAGATGTGCTCTCGCTGCGTTCCGAAGGGATGGAATATTTGTAGCGGCTGTATAGCTCTTCCACTTTCGAGAAGAACTCTTCCTCGCTGCAATTCGGCACTCCAAGATTGCCCTCATGTGTGCCGTCCCGAATCACGTATTTGCCGTCCACTTTAAGGCTTCGTGTTTGGAAATCGACCTTGAATCGTGCGCCGGCCTCAACGGCACGAACGGTCTCTTGATAAATATTCTCCATGACAGCTACGGATTTTCCCTGAAGGCAGGAATACTCAGTTTCAGGTTGTCGTTGATGACGAACTTCCTGTCGCACTCGCAAATGATGCGAGTGGCTGTTACCCGTCTGATTCGCCGTGTAACCTCATCATGGGAGAGATAAGGTTTCCCATTTTGTATCCCGTTATCGATATCTCCTGAGATATGATACCAGTTTCCGATTTCGATGTCTTTTACTGTTACTTCCATTTTCGTTGTTGTTAAAAATTCGACAAAATGCACTTGAATCGCCGGCGCATAACTTTAGCGGTTCGATGAATACAGTCGCCACCAGGGCCCTTAAGGCAAGGGTCCGAAGACTTCAGGGCCCTGGTGACACTGTAGCGTAAATCCGATTCCTTGTGCAATTCGTGGTTGCGCTACCACTTGGGAGTCTTGTCCGGTCGGCACATCGCTTTATGGTTTTGATATGAGGCAGCGTAATAGCCCCTGCTTCAAATGCCAGTGATTATGAGCAATCAGCGAGTTTGTCACTGGCATTTGATGCTGGGTAGCGATTGACGCCGCAACATTAAAATCCAGACCTCGACTCTCCACTCTGTGTTAAGTCTTTTGCGGTTCTCCGAATGCCGGCACGTTGCTTTAATCCTTCGATGTATGCTGGGACAAGAAGGCCGGGTAGCGACGTCGGGTTCCTGATAGTGAACGACGACATAGCAGCCGGGGCTTCGTTGTTCACAGCATGCTGAATCGCATCCCCTGAACCGCAGCTTTCCGTGCTGAAAATCTCATTCGGGCGGTACATTTCTTTATTGTCCTGATGCGTGCAGCTATGCTCTGCTGGCCAGCGACTCTCCTCCATCCAATCGGATGGAGGGAGGATGTGGCCGCAAGTTCCAAAGCTGCACCGCTAAAATCCCGACCTCGATTTTTTTCGACTGTGTACTCAGTTTTTTTCATGATTCTCAGAATATCGGCACATTTCTTTACTGTTGCGATGTATGCCAGTCCTGAAAGCCGTATGGGCATCGACGTATCTCGTTAGGGATACGTCGATGACGTATGGGCTGTATTGGAACTCGGCATATTGAATAGTATCCCTTGAACCATGCTTGTGTGCTAAAAAAAAAGTTCTCATAACACGGACACATTGCTTTACGCTGTCGATGTTACCCGCGTATCCAGCTATTGAGGAGTCTGAAGGTGATTGGTCCGATCACCTTCAAGACTCCGTAGAGCTGGTTGCAACGCGGGTTGTTGAACAGGTGTTCCTTGAACTTCGGCTGATGTGTTTCAGGTTTCGGACGTATGCCAGGCAGACGGCACATTGCTTTAGCGTTTCGATACATTACAGGAGGAACCAGAACTGTTTCGATCCTCGCCGGTTAGTAGACCGGCGAAGATCTAATCGTTCTGGTCTGCCAGCCTGTAATATTGAATTTTCTGCCTCTTCATCCGGTTGCCGTGTGCTCGGCATGGCCTATAAAGATGCGACCAACGTGTTGTACACTGCCCGACTTGTCAGCAGGGCGTTCCGCATACAGCCAATCGTCAGATAGCCGGCGATATTGCCGTCGGTTTTGGTGCGGTTGGCTTTTACGTTGCGACCCTGCCCCCGAACGATACAGCCGTCGGGCTTGTCCCTGACGTATCCCAGTCCGCCGATTTTGCGTCTGCCGGTCTGCACTGCCCGCAGACAGTCCATCACGAACTTGTTCAGCTCGTCGAGGTCTTTCCGCACGTTGCATACGGGTAATATCTGGGTTGCCCAACTGAACTCGTTATTACCCTTGTACAGGTAACGGTTTACAGCATGGACAGCTTTCGTCGGCGTTGTATTGGGACTGCGTATTGTCCGTCGCTCGATTTCTTTCTGAAAGGTTTTGATACGGGATGAGGAGAGCGAAATCATGCTTCCTTTGATGCTGAACCCGAGGAATTTGAACCACCGGTCGGCAGTCAGGTATTCCACCTTTTTCGGGTTGAGCCGCATGTCTTTCTCGGCGAGGCGTTTTTGAAGCACCTCCATCGCACGCTCGTAGTCCTCGCCGATGAACAGCATATCGTCCGAGTAACGGACATAGTAGCCGTTCATTTGCGACAACTCGTCATCGAGGTCGTACAACAGCACATCTGCCAGCCAACTCGCCACAGCACAGCCTTGTTTGAGCGACTGAAATTTGCTTTGGAGTTGGTTGTTTTCGTCGAAATACAAATCCGAGTGGTAGTATTTCCGCAACACATCGATTAAGGCGGAATGCCCGTGTTTGGCTTCCACCTTGTCGAAAGCCTCATCGATGAATTGAATCGGCACGCTGTCGAAATACTTGCTCAGGTCGGATTTCCAGCCCATATAACCCTTTGGGGCCGCATTCACGATTTGACGGCTTGCTTCGGTTACGACTTTGCCGCATCCGATACCGGTCTGGTAGGATTTGCACGCAGGATGCAGCATCTCCGGCATCAGCTCGAACAGCAGGTCATTAGCGATGCTCAATACCACACGATCCATCGGTTCGTTTACGTAGACCGTGCGGAATTCGCCGTTCTCTTTGGGAATCTGCGCCGTATGGGGCGGAGATATTTCGTACTTACCCTGCATCATGGCTTCAGCTATGGCAAGGCGGGAGTGTTCGTCGGTCAGCCGGATGAGCTGGTCCTTGCGGATGTCCTTGACCACACCCTTCTCGATTGCTCTCGTCCATCTGTCGATGTCGAAGAACATTTGTAGGATTTTATCTGCCATTTCTTGTAATTACCTGATTTGTTCGTCGTCGCATACGAGCACATTTCCGACGATGTAGTCGTCAGAGTCCGGATAGTTCTTTCTGAATACGCGGGTCGCCTCATGATTGAGGTCGAGGCTGTTGTTTTTTCCATCTTCATTAACGACCATGATTTCCGTGTCATTCAGGTAGACAAGTTCAATGTCGCCTCCGACTATCGCCTGCATCTCTTCAAGTGTAAAGTCGGTTCCATTGGTGGGCTGTACCGGCTGGCACGTTCCGTCTGTTTTAATGATTTCTGCCATCTATTTCAGATTTGAGAATGTTATTTTCGTTTCACCGTCATAGCCGAATGTCGCTTTCAGCCCGAAAGCCTCGGCATCGCAACTGATGCTGCAAATGTCCCAGACACTCAATTGGCCGGCACAGGTAATGACCGTATTGTTTTCAGAGATTTGCGGCAACTTGTCTTTTAATGCCGCACCGCCGCATATTCCGCGCAGAATCACTCCGCGCTGATGGGTTGTCAGTTCTTGCATTTCCATCGGTTATTGGTCGAACATGTTGGACATCGTACTGGCAAGGGCATCCTTGAATCCGTTGCTTACTGCCCAATGTTCGAGCAGTTCATTGGCAATAATCTGCATCTGCTCGTCGGTAGGCAGGTCGCCGTCGTATCCGTACTCTTCGAGCAAGGCACGGCTGATGATTACGCCCTTGACTTCGTGGATTTTATTTCTATCATTCATATTTGTTGTATGTATTTTCGTTAAAGAATAGATGCTAACCGAATCATCCGGTCGGAAATTCGGCAACTTTTTATCGGAGCATTCGTGTTATTGACGGGTCTCAGAACCCGAAACAAGGGGCGCACGGTGCCGTCAGCACGCGGATTCCGACCCAGACGAGCACGAGCAAGCCTGCGACGAACACGGTGTTCAACAACGCATCCTGCCGCTTGATTACATAGGCGATGATTTTCTTCATGTTGTTAATTATTACTGTTTTACTTCATTTTCAGACATAAAAAAGGCACGAGTTTTATACCCGTGCCTGTGCCGTTATTTCACACTATACTATGCCGCCGGTGTCGGTGCGGGCGGCAGTGCCGGCATTCTGACGATACGGCAGCCCTCGCCAGTGAGCACACGATATACCCGCACAAGGTTGCGCCCGTGAAAACTGCTCACCGTGACGCTTTGCACGCCACGGGCAGCCAGGTTCGCAAACACGCCTCCGGCACTTTGCAGCTTGTCGAAACAGCCGTAACTTTCGGTTCCGGCATTGTTATATATCTCTATCATTGTCGTTCGATTTTTAGTGTATTGATTACATGAAGATAGGCAGCGATTTCACGAGCCAGTCCGGTTGTCCTGCCCGAAAACACCTGTCGGCGTGCCTTTGCGCCTCCTTTGCACGGATGTACCGAGGCTTCTTGGGCTGCTTGTGCAGCACGTTTCTTGCCCGCAGGTTTCCTCCGGCATCGGGTGTTTTCGCCTCTTTGGGCACTCGCCAACGTCCGTTATACGTGGCAGTGTAGGTTCGTTGCAGTTCTGCGCCCTTGTAGCACACGACCTGCACGGTCGGGTTTTCTCCGGCAAACTCGCCCCTTTCCCGCAAGAGGTCGAGCGTCTCTTTTGCCGCCTTAAAATGGGCAAAACGTCCATAATTGCGGGTGCGGTCTACGCTGTATATCTCTATCATGATTCGTTATCGCATTAGTTTTTTGAGAAATTTCCACGCCTGCGGGCTATACTTCCGGCACACGAAATTTTCCAACGATTCGGTGCGTTCGTAGCCGTAATGTCGGCATAAGTACCGCACGAATTTGTGCGTGATGAAACACAGCATCCCCGTTTCATCGCTTTTGCAGCGGTCGAAATACGGGGAGATGCCGAGCGCAAAGTGGGCGGAAAAATTCTCCGCCACTTCATTGAAAGCGATGAGCTTGTACATGGTTGAACACAAAAGGGACAGCGCACATTTTCTGCACGCTGTCCGGCTTGATTGTATCGGGTTCCGTTATGCCGTTACGCTGCAATCGCTACGGTTTCCGCTCCGTTTCTCGGCTTTCTGCCACGTCTGCGGGCGGGCTGTTCCGCCACCGCTTCGGAAGCGGTTACGGGTGCCGTACTTTCGGCGGCAACCTGTCCGGTTACTTGTTCGGCAGGTTGTTCGGTCTGCACCTCTTCGGGCTGGGCGATGTCTTTGGGCAGCTCCACACGGAAATTGAGTGCCTCCATGAGTGCTTTGGTGGCATGGTGGATATACTTTTTGCGGTCACGGACAGAGCGTTCCAAGTCCTTTTTGGTCGGCATCAAGCCGATTCGCGCCCATACGCTGGCATCGAGGTCGAAGATTTTGACCGTTACGCCTGCGGAGGTGCGGATGATGAGCCGGAGCGGAGTGCCGGCACGGAGTTTCGAGCGGATACCGTCGTTCGATTCACGGAGCAGGGATTCTTTGGTCTTCACTTCCCAGAACGTCGTCACCACGTTGCGGAGCACACGGAACATTTCGTCCTGCGTTTTTGCGGTCGCCTCGTAGTCGGCACCGAAAAAGTGCATAGCCGTGTTCTTGCCGTCCTTGCCGGCATACTCGAAAATCACACCTGCGGCATTTACTGCCATGTTTGCAAACTGTTCTGCATTCAACTTACTGATTGCCATAATGATAAAATTTTGTGAATTTCTATGCAATAGTGCATATTGAGGGCACTGCGGAATCGAACCGCACGTTCTGCGGATGGCAGAACGGCACGACCTGTGCGCGCCCAAAAACTGCACGCCACCTTTCACCCGATGGCGTGCAGATTTTCTTTCAATCTGCACCTCACTAAAACGTACCCTATACTCGCTATTCCGGAAAAAAGCCTTATATTTGCATCGTTCACACGCAAAGGCGGTTTCCCGTTGTCATGGCAAGACCGACATACTCCAATTTCTGACGGATGCTTCTTTGGCACGTCCCCCGTCTTTTCCAACGGGGCAGCTAACATTCGGGCGGTTGGCGGCTGGTGATTGTGGGCATAATCTTGGCAATGCTCTTTTCTCAAGCTCCGTGCGGATTGTTTTTACCGCATGGCGTGTTTTATCTCCGAGCGCACTGGGCGCAATTATGGCATTATTTTCACGCTTCCCTTTTCCATACGACTCTCACCCTCCCAAATTCACGGGTTTTGCGTATGCGGACAAAATACACGTATTTCGACCGTTCCGACTTGCGGCATTGGTTTGCCGTCCTGCTCGGTGTGGTTGTTTAACACCCTATTCAATCGCTCCAAAGCGAACAGGCGAATTTTTGATTGTCCAAGCCTCAAAAATAGGTTTCCCACAAAAAAGGCTTTTTGTTTCTCGCTCTCGGCGGCTTTTGCTTTCTGTTTCTTACTTACTGACTTTTTAGGTTTTTACTATTTACAGACTTTTGCCGTTTGTCTCACTTTTGAAAGTCTGTATATGTTTTTTGTTTCTTTTCTCTGTTTTGCTTTCGGGGTTGCTTTTCCCGTCCGGCTTCATTTCAACTCTAAAACAAAAATTTCAATCCTCCAAATATTTTTTTTCGAGGAACTGAAAAATCGGGTCTAAAATGGATGTGAACGCCCGCGCGCGAGGGTTGTTTGTATTTTATTGAAAATCAATCATTTGTAAAAAGTGAAAAATTTTTTTCAAAAAAAATCGGGATTCAAGGTTCAAAAATTGATTGAAAGAAAAACTATATATATTGATAACCAATTATTTGCGAGTTGAAAAACCACGACAAACAACAACGAAAAAATTTTTTACTTTCAATTTGAAAGATTCAAAACCTTATTTATCGGTTTTTAGCTTCACTTTTCTACAAAGTGAAGATGTTAAACAACTGAATAGCAATACACTAATAATTTTTGAAAAGATTGGGGAGGGTACTCCCCCTGGTGCGGATTCGATACGCGCCCTACGGCCTGATTTTCAAGTCCCGTTTTTTGCTTCGACTTTTTTGTCCGAAGTTTTGCCCGATTTCGAGGGATTATTCGCTCGAAACAGAGCGGATTCGGCAGAGGGAAAACACCAGCGGACATATACAGACTTTGCAATAATCCGTTAGCCTGTATGTTCTATCGCTTCGAAGCGTACCGGTCTTTCCGTTTTCTTGTTCTGGATGATACGGTTATGCGACCGAGGCTTGTCCTGAGAAACATTCCAGAGCGGGACAGCGGAACGGTTGTTGTATATATAGTCTTGCATAGAATTTTGTGCGATAACGCATTACGGGATTTTTTGTCGAAACTTTTATTAGGTTCCGTCAAAAAGAAAATTAAGAATTTATAGCTGCATTTTGAGACAATCACGTATATTTGCCTAAAGTAAACCTGTATATAATTCATAGATGCAAATGCCGGATGAGTAAAAGCAAGTCGGAAATCCATGATTTCTTTCGGTGTTACAGACCCGAAAATGAGACGCACCAATTGGCCATCGCCCAGTTTTGCGCCCAGAGGCGTTTCATGGTCTCCATCGACGGAACGGCCGACAAACGGTTGCCTGTGACATACGAACAGTTCCGACAGTGGTTTGAAGAGGAGTTGCCCCGGCGTGGCGATGTCGTAACTCTTGCGGGGGAAGGTATTTCCGGAATCGTGGAGACCGTAGGCGTGAATCATGCCGTGTGCTTGTATGTCTCGATTCAGGGCGACGAGTTGAATGCGACGTCCGGGTGTTTCGGCTATACGTCGCTGCAAGCAGCCGATGAAGAGACCGTCGTCCGGCTGCAACGGGCACTTTACGGACATGGGCTGGTTTGGAACCGGTGGCGCAACAAACTCAAGCCTCGTGAAACGCCGAAAGAAAACGTCCAATACCAAGTCAGCGTATTGGGTCGGAAAGTCGGCTACGGCGTTTTCCGGGAAATCGATTCGCAAGGCCGGATTGTCATGTATTGCCTGAAACGGGAGGGCGAAGCGGTGCGGTATTCCCTGCATGAGGTCGTGGGAGCTGTGGAGGATTATCAGCTGGAGCCGATCAATGTCGGTCAGCGTGAGGTGCTGGTCAAAGAGCTGGCGGCGGCAGGTGTGCTCTGGAACGGGTTCTGCAAACGTATCGAACCGGTCAGGTATCTGGTCGCTGAGGGGAAAGGTTATTATTACCTGAACGAGTTCTGGGAGGTATGCAGGGGCATCGAACAAGGCAAATCCAAAGGGGCGAAATATTTCAACAGCGGCAACTACGCCCGGTATCGGGAGCCGATGGAAGAGCTTCGCAGGTATCTTTTGGATGAGCTGGGAATAACTCCTGTTACCCGTTCCGAAGAAACGGTGTATTACTACCTGAAAGAGTTCTGGAAGGTTTGCAAAACGACCGATAAAGGACGACGGAGGGATATTAAACGAGCCAAAGCCGGTAACTACTCCACGGATGAAGAAAGCATCCGGGAACTTGCTTTACGGTTACAGGAGAAACGAAAAGAACAACTGGCCCGTTATCCCCTGAAAGGATAGACTTTCCGACTTTAACTTATGCTGGAAGTGTGAATCTCGCTTTCGGTTTTCTGTATCGGTATTTTCTATCTTCTTCTAAAGAAGAAGCAAGGTGGAGGGTATAAATAAAGCACTTCCGCTACGCTCCAGTGTTTATTTATACCCTTGAATGCTCACCCCTAAAGGGGTTCGCAATGATTTCTTTTTAAGTAGATAAAAAAGAAAAGTAAGATAGTAGTATAGTATATATAATATATTACTGCATCTTACTTTTCTGTTTTGTAGGGATACGGAACGGGGATCGTTCATCCCTCGCCAGTACCCTTTTTGCGGCCGTAGGTCTGCTCAAACCTTTCCCGTTGTGCCTTGACCTGCTGCGGGGGCAGGTAGCGGCGCACTTCGTTGCATAGGGCGTCGTACTCCTCCAGACGGAGCGTGTCGAGGTCTTCCGTATCGACCTCCACATCGGGATGCAGCCGGCGGAAGTAGAATCCCGCCGCGGCCGCATATTCCCCCTTGCAGGCACGGCTGACGGTTTTGACGGATATGGCGGCAATCTCGGCACAGGCCTGCATCGATTTGAAGATGGCGACCAATATTCTCGTATGGCTGAACACCAGCACCTGTTTCGGGTGCCGGAATGAACTGTTGCTTTTTCCTTTGCGTTTCATGGCTTCATGTATTGTAGTATCTTCGTAATCAGTCCGATATTTTCCCTGTCGATCCACTCTTTGGCGACATTCCAGCTCAGCGACCGCTCGAAGCAGAAATTATCGTCCGCAAGGAGATGGTACGACAGCTTTCCTTCCGTGGGTTTCAATCCCGAATCGTGTAACCGGCATAATCCGTTTTCCCAGAATACGCAGCCGTGCTCGGTTTGCAGCGCCTGCACCATCGGTATCGGAAAGCTCAGTTCCCCGACGAGCATACCCACCGCCCAATAAGTCAGGCGCAGCTCGCTTCCGTATCCGGCTTCTATCAGTCGCCAGATGTCCTGCGGCGTGCCCAGACACGGGGTTTGGCATTGCTGGCGGCATAGCGGGCAGTCGCAGCTCACCGGGTAACGTCCCGTAGCCCGTGAAATCTTCTCGGTCAGCTCCTTGCTCATTCCGCCTCGGTCTCTTTTCCGGCGCCTCGGCCGTTCCACAATTCGATGATTTTCTCCCTGCCGAGCAGCGTCCACCGCTTCCGTGTGCCGAATGCCCAGCGTTTCTGCGTCTTGGGATTCAGCCAATAATACGGCACGTCGATTTGCCACGTCTGATATTCCGGGTTGGCGACCCATTGCTTTTTCACAAACTGACAGATGCCGTTCTCTTCCAAAAACCGGCTCATGCGGCTTGCCGAGATGCCGATTTCCCGGGCGAGCTGCGTGGGGCTGAAATAGTCCACGCCCTCCGTCAGGTGGCTGTACGGATTTTCGACCCGTCGGCGCTTGGGCGGCAATTCGGGCTGCCGGGGCGGCTCCTTGCTCCAGAGTTCGAGTATCTGGTCGCGTCCGACCTTGCTCCACCGCTTGCGTGTTCCGGCGGCATGGCACTTGCCGGTGCGCAGGTCGTTCCAGTAGTACGGCATGTCGATCTGCCAGCTCCGGTACGGCATGAACGCCACCCACTGGTTCTTCGAGAACTTGCAGATGCCTTTCTCGGCGAGGAACTGGTGCAACTGCCGGGGCGTCGTGTTCAATTCCTGCGCGAGCCATGTCGTAGAGTAGAAATCCCGCCCCTCGATCAGGTTGTCGTAAAACTCCACCTTGTAGGCATCGGCCTCGATGCGTTCCTGTTGCAGGTGCAACTCGTGCCGCTGGGCGACAATCAGCTGCTGCGCTTCGTCGAGGCTTTGCGGCACGGGCAGATGCTCGGTGGTGCTACCACTGTTCGTGTGGCGGGGTTCCAGCGTGGCATATCCCCGTGTCATCAGTTCGTTGACTTTCGTGTTGCACCACTGCGAAAACTCCGGCGAGAGCTGCCGGGCGAACTCCATCGCCAGCTCCTCCTCAATCCATGTGGCTCCGTTGTTCCGGCCACGTGTAGTGAAAATCTGGCTGTCGAGGCTCTCCGATACGCCCTTTTCGACCAGGTGCTGGCGGTAGCGGACGAAATCCGCCTTGCGCAGGATTTCCGCCGGCAGGACGCCGAAGCTGCGGGCCATCTGCGTGGCGTTGATCATCATCTTGTTGTTGGCGGCCCGGAACGAGATGGGATGGTCCTGATAGCTGAATACCACATCCTCCTGCTGTTGCGGCTGCGCCGCTTTCGCCGATTCCATAGCGGCCTGTTCCAAGAGTTCGTTGAGCCACGCCTCCACCTTGGCGCACTTTCTGGCTGCTATGGAGTTTTCCCGCCGCATGGGGCGTATCAGCTTGTAGACGTCGTAGGGGCTGATGGCCCACATCTCACGTCCTTTCTTGCGGAACGGAATCTGAATGCTGGAGGGCAACTGTCGGATGGCCGCCTTGTCGCCGAGCAGCTCCTCCCGTCCCAAAACCTGACAGAGGTCGTGGAGGTTTATCCACGCCAGCGTCTTATCGTCGTTGAACAGCACCCTGACCGGGTACTCTTCGCATTGTATCGTACTACTTTTCATCTTGTTTTTCGTCTAAATCACGTTGTTTGCAAAATTTTCGGAACTCCTTGCGGCGCTGTTCATACGCCTGCCGCTTGTGCGCCATCTCCCTGACCGTGAAATAGCGCCGGTCGATACCGCACAGGCGGTCGTACTCCTGCAAGGTGAGGCTGTCGAGGTCGGACAGGTCGATTTGCACATCCGGATGTGCGTGGCGGAAATAAAAACCTCCGGTGCCCACGTACTTTCCGACACAGGAGAACGATATGCTCTGGAGGTTGATGCCCGAGAAGTCCGCCGCACTGTGCAGCGAGCGGACTATGGCGATGAGCACATACGCTCCGTTGAAGACGAGCAGTTGTTTCGAGGGTAAAAATGGTCCTTTCGTATTCGTCATCATTCGTTGGGGTTTGGTTTATCGATCAGTTCTTCGGGGGTAAAGCGTTCCTGCGCCTGCATCAGAATGTAGGAGTCCGAGCATGCGATGCCGGCCAGCAGCATCTGCGACATGCTTTCCAGCAGGTACACTCCGAACACCGGGTCCGCATAGGCAAGGAACGGCAGGGCGAACGACTCTTCCGCCAGCGTGTGCCCCGTGGCGGCATCGACGGCGAAGCGTTCATCCGGCGGAATGCCGTACACCTTGCCGAGCTGGTCGATCCACAGGGCGAATCCCCGGGTAAATTCGGTAATCTTTTCTTCCGCGTCCGATTTCATGGCTCGCAGAAAATGGGTCATGTCAAAATAAGTCCTGCCGCCGGCTGCGGTGAACAGCAAATCCGGAAATTCGCCGAACCGGGACTTGAACCCTTGATGATTCTTTATTGCTTTCATATTCTCAAAATATTGAATTTTGCAGGCAAATATATATTTTTCGCCTCGAATTCGGCTATAAATTTGACGATAAATTTTATCGTTATCAATTCATTTATAGTAATTTACAAGACAGCAACAAGGGCAAAAACGGACGAAAAATCTGTGAATACCGAGCCGATTATTTTGTATGGTAAACCGAACATATCGGAGCCGGTTTGTCCGTATGGTCACGAGGTCTCGGATAACCCATTTTTCCGGGTTCGAACTATTCTTTTTGAAACCCGAAAAAAATGCAGGAAGAAGGAACTTTTAACCGTCAGTTGCTCGAAAGCATCTTCCATACGTCCAAAAAAACGATTCAGGAATACGTGCGGGAAATCGAACGTCACAACCGCTACCGTTCGGTGCGCTCGAACATGCTGCTGGGCACTGTCCTCGACGACCGTTCCCGCCTGATCGACCTGTACGACGCCTGCCTGCAACAGGATGCGCACATTCGTGCCGTCATCGAGACGCTCGAAAGCCAGATTCTCGGCGACCGCTACATGCTCGCCCGTCAGAACGACAAGGGCAAATACGTCAAAGACGTGAAAGAGAGCCAGAAGATTCAGGGTTCGCAGTTCGACAAAATCATCCGGGGCGTCATCGAGGCCAAGCTCTACGGCTACACGCTGCTGGAAATCATGCCCGACATCGACCCCGACACGGGTCGGTTGAAGGAGGTGAACAGCATCGAGCGGCGCAACGTGCTGCCCGATCAGGGCATCGTTGTCCAGCGTCAGGGCTTGTGGCTGCCGCACTGGGACATCCGTTCGGCGGCATACCGGAAACAGTATGTGCTCATCAAAAGCGGCGACCTCGGTCTCTTCTCCGCCACCACGCCGCTCATCCTCGCCAAGAAATTCACCGTGGCGAACTACGTGAATTTCAGCCACACCTACGGCCAGCCCATCATTCACGGCAAGACCGTCAGCGAGAACAACATGGACCGCAAGCGTCTGGCACAGGACATCTCCAACGCCGCCCAGAACAAGGTCATCGTCACGGGACTGGAAGACGAGGTGGATATCAAGACCTTCACCATGTCCAACAGCGAGAAAATCTACACCGGCCTTATCGAGTTCGCCAACAAGGAGGTCTCCAACCTCATTCTCGGCTCGGAGTCGATGGCCGGCGGCATGCAGTCGTATGTCGGCTCCACCAAGGCGCATCAGGACATCTTCCGCGACCGCATCGAGGTCTACCGCCGCTACATCGAGAACGTCATGAACGAGCAGATCGTTCCCCGGCTCGTGGCGATGGGCTACATCTCCGCCGGGTTGGAATTCAAATACTCCAACCGCATCGACATGAACAACGAAGACCGCATCAAGCTCTACCAGCTCATCACGGACAAATACGAGGTGGCGGCGGATGAAATCGAGAAAGAGTTCGGCATCGCCGTGGGCAAGCAGCTCAACGTCTTTCCCGGCATCGGCGGCGGAGGGAGCAGCATTGCCGGTGGCAGCTCGTCCGATAGGGGCATCATGTCCGACGAGGAGTATTACAAACGCTACGGTCATCCCCGAGGCGTGAAGAACACCGATATGAACCCTTCAGCGGAATAAACCATGCGCATCACCTTAGAGCAATTCTGCGAGCAGTGGGCACCGAAAGGCAACGGACGTTACCTGCCCAACAAGATGGAGTTCAACACCCACGACTTCGTGACGGCCGCCGGCGAATACTCCAAGAGCCGCTTCCGTACCAGCTTTGCCGAGGGCGGATTCTACGGCAGCGGCAAAAAATGGCCGGAGCGTAAATCCCGCTGGGGCCGGCGTTTCACCCATCCCGTGATGTTCGACAGCGGTACGCTGTCCCGTTCCCTTGTCGGCGAGGCCGACCGCATGGACCGCACCAATATTACCCAGCGGGCGTATGGCGACCGGAAGAAAATATTCCGTCGCGGTGCTCGCTACTCCCTCCATACCCGGGCGAGCAACTACAAGCAACCCGGAAAAAGAGGAGCCTCGAAGAGTTACGCCGCCGTCCACAACACCGATCCGGCATTGGGGCTGTACACCGTCAACCAATACAGCTCCCGTCGGCCGGAACACCGGCAGTTCATCGGCATCAGCCCCAAACTCAACCACACCGTCAACCAACTTTTCATCCCCATCCTGTTCCGGGGATTTCCCTTTCCGAACCCATGATAAAAGACAAGAAACCATATCATCCGCCCGTAGCCGCTTCCGCTCCCGAAGCGAAGCCGCCGACCGTCGCCGTACCCGAGCAGGTTGCCGAAAATCCGTTCGTCAACATGTACCAAGCCGTGCGGCGGGCGATTCTCACGCTTCGGGAGCAGTCGGAAGACCCGCAAAGCCCTCCGTTCTTCAAGACGGTCATGATCGACACGGGGCAGTTCTCCCGCATCGTGCGCAGCGAAAACTTGGAGATGGAGATCGCCTTTCCCGCCATCTTCATCCGTTTCGTGAACGTGCGCTACCTCGTGCAGCAGCAGCGTATCGGCGAGGGGCGTGCCACCATGCGCATCCGCTTTATCCTCAATACGCTCAATCATACAGACCCGGAGCGGGAATGCGACCCGTTCCTCGTCTTCCAACGGTTGAACGTCGCCATACAGGATGCCAAGAACCACGAGCCGGCACTCACCGAGCGGTGCAACCTCCTGTACTTCGACATGCCGATAACTACGAATATGCTGCAAGCCTACTGGGTGGACTACGAAGTGTGGTTTCGGGAATCCTCGGCATGGAAATACCGCAACTGGGTGGAGCGCTACTTGGTTATGCCGCCCTTCACGCAACATGCCGACGCTCCCGAACACGACACTGCCGGGCACGGACACCACGCCGAACCGACATTCGAGCAGGCTACGGGCTTCGAGCCGTCGGTCGATATGCCCGGTACGCCGCTGCCGGACGAACCCGAAGTCCCCGAAGAGCCGGACGGGGAAGACACTGGCAAAGAGGAGCCGGACGCAGCCGGAAGCGGGTTATAAACCATTTGCTCCGCACGGGGCTATTCTTACCCAAAAGGAACGATGAACACGGAAACCTTCGAGAACATAGTCTGTCAGTCGGGAGCCGGCAAGCCCGCCTCCATCCGCTTCTTCGGGCGCATCACCGAAGAGAGCGCCTGCCGTTTCTGCGAGGCGTTGGACTTTCTGGAAAACATCGTGCGTCCGTCGCTCATCCGGGTGCTTATCAACTCCGAGGGCGGTTCGGTGCTGCACGGCATGACGGTCTACGCCGCCATCCAGAACGCCGCCCTTCCCACCGAATGCGTCATCGAGGGCATGGCCGCCTCGATGGGTTCCGTCATCTGGGCCGCAGGCAACAAAGCCTTTATGCGTGATTACGGTATTTTAATGATTCACAATCCGTTTTTGCCCGATGAAGAGAACGGAGAACCGTCCGAAATCGTCAAAGCCTTCACCGCCCAGCTCGAAACCATCTACCGCAAGCGTTTCGGGTTGAGCCACGAAAAAGTCCGTGCCATCATGGACGGGGACGCCGGTCAGGACGGCACCGTCTTCGACGCCCCGGCGGCCGTGAAGGCGGGCATCATCCCCGAAAGCCACGTATTGAAAACCAGCAAACAGCTTCGGGACAAGGTGCGTGCCGACTTGTCGGGCGTCACGGATGCGGCGGCCATACAGGCGGTGATGAACCGCATTCCTTTGGCCGAATACGAGAATCAACCGTCGGACAAGAAAACCACTATTCTTAATACGAAACTTAATCATACATCCATGAACGAAGAGAAAACCTTATCCCCGGAATACAATGCGGTGGTCGCTTCGCTCGGCATGCAGGAGAGGCCCGAAGTCAAGGACGTGCTGTCCCGCATCACGGAGCTATCCGGCGTAGAGGCCAAACTGGCCGAGGCGAACAAGGCGTTGAACGACGCCAAGACCGTCATCGCCGGCAAGGACGCCGCCATCGGCAACCTCCAGAAAGACCTCGACGGCGTGACGGCCCGCTTGCAGGCCTACGAGCAGAAAGAGGCCGAGGCTAAAACGAACGCCATTCAGGCCTTCTTGCAGCAGGCTGTCGACGAAGGCAAGATCGAGGCCGACGCCGTCCCCGGCTGGAAACAGATGGCCGAAACGAACTTCGAGTTGGTGCAGAATACCATCGCTTCGATTCCCGCCCGGGAGAAAATCAGCGAGCAGATCGCCACCGACCCTGACAACGCCAAGGCCGCCGCCACGGCGTTGAAAAGCGCCGAGCAGAAGATGGCCGAGCAGGTCGAGGCCGTGGTCGGCAAAGACTTTCAGTTCAAGAAACTGTAACGTTCCGCGGGAAACGTCGTATCCCGCATCTACCTGAGAGCCGGACGATTCCGTCCGCTCCTTTTCCAGATTCCATCAGTTGATTTGCCGGAAGCGGTTTGCCGCTTTGAGTCGATGCTCCGTATCTGCGGCCGAGATTTAACCCTAAAATCACTAAAACAATGGCAGATACAGTAAATCTCATGCAGAACGGCTATGCCGGGGAGGTATTGGAGGACCTGCTGACCTACACGGCGCAGGGCAACGACACCTTCCGCGAGGGACTCATCCACATCAAGAGCGGCATCCAGCACAAGTACACGCTTCCCGCCATCCGGTTGGGCGACATTATCCAAGACAACGTGCCCACGCCCCAAAGTACGCACGGCGCCAAAGGCGAGAACGGCGAAAACGAATACCAGTTCACCGAACGCCACCTCGAACCCGCCGAGTTCATGGTCTACCTGGAATTCAACCCCCGAGACTTCGAGGCCTACTGGAAATTCGCGCAGCCCACGGGCAACCTCGTGTTCCGGGAGCTCGACCCCAAGTTGCAGGCCACCATGCTGCGCCTCTTGATGGACAAGAAAAACGAGTTCGTCGGCAACGCCATCTGGACCTCCGCCAAAGGCGGTACGGCCGCCGCCGGCATCACGGCACCTGCCGGAGCCGTACAAATCGGTGCCGGCAAGGAGAAATACTTCGACGGCGTCATCAAGCGCATCATCGACAACGTGTCCGCCACCGATGCCGAGACCGTCGCCGGCGGCCAGTGCATCGTCTCCGGTACGACCGAGCTCAAGGACGGCGCCGCCGTCGAGGCCGCCCTCTACGCCATGTGGAAGAAATGCCCCAAGCAGATCCGCAAGCGTTCCGGCCTGAGCATCGTCATGGGCTGGGAGGCATGGGATGCCTACGACCAGTACATCACCGACAAGATGGTGAAATACTCCGAGAACAGCGAGGTCAACCGCTACCGCTTCAAAGGCAAGCGCATCATCCCGATCACGGGCGTGCCGGAGCACACCATCGTCATGGGCAACTTTACCTCGGGCATGGACTCCAACCTGTGGATGGGCGTCGACTACGCCAACGACACCGAGGTGCTGAAGGTGGACCGGCTGCAATCCAACTCGGAGCTCTTCTTCTTCCAGATGCGCATGAAGATGGACGTGAATATCGTCAAGCCCGCCGAAATCGTCGTCCACACCGCCTACACCAAGACGGCATAACCCTTTTCCCGAACCGAATCAGTAACCATGAGGGGGATGGAGCATGGTTTCCATCTCCCTTTTTCATACACATCGATCATGGCTAAAACGAAAAACATATCCCCCGAATCCGATGCCGAACAGGTGGACCCGACAGGCACGGAGGCACCGGTGCAAGCCGAAGCACAAGAAACACCGGAGGTAAAGACCAAGAAAAAAGAACCCGCACCCGAAGCGCCGGTAGAGATTCCGGCTCACGTCCGGGCGCTCCTGCAAAAATTCCCCGAATACGAGGCGCTCTACATCGACACCGACGGCAGCATGTACACGGTGAAGACCGCACCCGCCATCCGCAAGGGCGCCGTGCTCTACCGAAATCCCTATCACCAATCGTAACACGCAGACACTATGGCATTAGGTAATGTAATCATCAAAGATGTGGACGGCAACCTGCCGTATGCCGCATCGGCAAGCAACGAGAAAATCACGGGTCTGCTGTTCGACGTCTCGGGGCAGCCCGACCTCTTCACCTCCGGCTACGGAAAAAACAACGAAGTGAACGTGGCGTTAGGCGACGTCCTCTGCATCACCAGCCGCAAATCCTCCGTGCAGGACTTCGGCATCAAAGAGCGTGTCGCATGCGACCCCGACGAAGAGGCGAACGAGAACTTCCTGTTCGGCATACCGGCGTACCACATCCGCGAGTTCTTCCGCATGAGCGGCAACATCGACGGCACGGGGCGTCTGTACGTCATGTTCGCCGACTGCTCCCAGAACTGGGACGCCCTCGACGTCATGCAGCGTGCGGCTGACGGGCTTATCTCGCAGATCGGCATCTGGACCGAACAGCCCTTGTGGAAACTCAACGGCGAGCAGGAGAAATACAACCTGAACTTAGTCAAAGGCGTCAACGACAAGGCGGTAGCGCTCGCCGAGCTGAACCAGCCGCTGTCGGTGGTGCTTTGCGCCAACCCCGCCGACACGGGCGGCGACACCGAGGAGGCGAAGGTCGTCGACCTGAACCGCATCCCGAGTGCTATCTGCGAGGCGTCCCGCACCAGCGTCATCTTCGGGCAGGCTCGCAATGCCCAGAACGCCACCATCCAGTACCGCAACCCCAACCACACGCCGGTCGGGTTCTTAGGTGCCGTCATGGGCGCACTTGCCAAAGCCAACGTCCACGAATCCATCGCCTGGGTGCGCCAGTTCAACCTGTTCGACGACGACTTCCAACAGATAGAGCTCGGCTTCGGCGACCTCACGCTCGATGCGGAGGGCGAGTTCGTCTCGACTAACCTCTACGAATCGCTCTCTCCGGCGCTGCTCGACGACTTGGATGACAAGGGATACATCTTCCCCATCAAGTATTCGGGTCGGGAGAACGGCATCTACATCTCCAAAGACCAGACCTGCTCCAACGGGGACTACCGAACCATCGCCCGCAACCGCACCATCAACAAGAGTCGCCGTGCCGTGCGCGAGGCCCTGCTGCCGTACCTGCACAGTCCGCTGATGGTCAATCCGGCGACAGGATTCCTCGCACCCTCGAAAATCACCGCTTTCAAGACCCTCATCGGCGACATCCTCGCCAAGATGCAGGCGGCGCAGGAAATCAGCGGCTACGCCGTGACCATCGACCCCAACCAGAACGTGCTGGTGGACGACACGCTGCGCATCAGCTACGTCATCGTGCCGGTCGGTGTGGCGGTGAAAATCTACGTCGAGGAGGGCTTGTCACTAACCGCTAAATAACAGAAACTATGGCTATCATCAACAACGTCGCATACTCATGGAGCATGATTACCCTGGCCAGTACGGCCTTAGGCATCGAGGAAGGCTCCACCGTGCTCGAAGGCGTTTCGGGCATCAAGTGGTCGAAGAAACGCAAAATCGAGCCCAACTACGGGTTGGGCGGGAAGCCGGTCAGCCGGGGCTTCGGAAACATCTCCTACACCGCCTCCATCACGATGGACTACGCCACGCAGCAGACTCTCCGTTCCACCTATGGCAGTCTGATGGACATCGGCGAGTTCGACCTGATCATCTCGTTCGCCAACCCGATGGCATCTGACGACTGGACGACCACCACCGTGACGCTCAAAGGCTGCATCTTCTCGGAAGACGGCATGGAGAGCCAGCAGGACGACACCAACATCACGCACGAATTCGACCTCAATCCCTTCGATATTCAAATCGGGGACGGGGACACCATTTAGCGCTCAACCTCTTGCACGGAGCCGCTTCTTTCTTGAAAAGGGGCGGTTCTGTGTTTGAGGTTCGGGGATATTTCGGTACTTTTGCACTCCTTTGAGTATAACCTATAGCGAATGATATGATACAAGCGACAGAAAAGAATTTCGATGAGCTGCTTTCTGCGGGAAAGCCGCTCGTGGTGGACTTCGGTGCCGAGTGGTGCGGTCCATGCAAGGCATTGGCGCCGATGGTGGCGGAGCTGGCCGAGGCGTATAAAGAGCAGGCGGTGATAGCCACGTGCGATGTGGAAGAGAACAACGACATAGCTGTGCGGTATTCCATCCGGAACATCCCGACGGTGATTTTTTTCAAGGATGGCAAAGAGGTCGACAGGCATGTGGGGGCTGTTGCCAAATCGGCGTTGGAAGAGAAACTGAAGGCGTTAGTGCGGTAGATTTGTACGGCTTGTTTTCTGGCGAGTATCAAAAATTGCATCGTTTTCACAGTTCGTGATAACGATGCAATTTTGATGATAATGAGTTGATATGTCAGCGATTGCTCTTTCGATATGGCAAGTTTAGATGTATTTGTTCAGCTCTTCGACGAGAAGATGTACTGTCGTGGATGATTCCGCCTGTGCCGGCGGAACGTTTTCCATCTGGCGCATGACGGCTTTGGCATTCCGGATCGCCTGTTCCTGTTTGTCTGCCAGCACTCTGAACACCTGACCGGCAAAACCGGCTTCCTTGCTGTACGGCACACCCAGCAATCCGTTCAGTTTTTCGGCATACTGATTCCGGTGCATCGGTCCTTGAAACAGGTTGAAGTGCAGCAGAAACCAATATTCGAATGCCTGATTGCTGTACGCCGCATTCATTCCATTCGATTGCGTCAATGCGATTGCCCGATTGAAGTCATTGTCCGGGAAATCATCCTTGTCGAACACCACCCAGCATTGGTCGTACTCACGCCCTTTCTTCCGTTCCTCTTCCCTGATGCGGAGCGCTTTCTGTACGAGCGAAACCGTATTGATTCCTTGTCCGACTGCCTTGATGTTGGCGGAAGTCAGGCGGAACGCATTGAAATAGTCGGGTTCCGTATTTTCGCCCTCGCACACAATCAGAAAGGTCTGCTTGACCTCCCGGACGTAGCTCAACCTTCGGAGGTTCCGAGCGGCTCGTGGGTCACGTTTATTCTTTCCCATCTTCATTCGATTCTTTCCGGTCAAACAAACGTTCGAACTGTCCGACGATAGGAACGCCGCCATATTTTCCCATGAGATATTCCTTCTCGAAAGGAGCACTGTTGCGCACCTTGTATTCCGCCAACGAATACAGTTCCGAGGCGCCCAGCGAATCTTTCTGGGTAAACCACACTTGGTCCCGGCGGAACAGACTTGCGTTCAACAGGTTCGTGTCATGCGTCGTAAAAATCAGCTGCGCATTCTTGGGATTCGTCAGCCGGGAGTTGAAGAGCGTAATGATTTTACAGGTCAGCAGCGGGTGCATCTTCGAGTCGAACTCGTCGATGACCAACCGTTTGCCGTTGTCCAGCGCATCGATGATGGGATATGCCAACGAAAAATATTTAATCGTACCCTCCGACTCGTTTTTGCGGAACGGGAACGTGACCATCTTCGTGGCTTTTCCCGCCTCGTCATACTGCTGGTGGGAACTGATGACCGTATTGTCCACCTTGCGGATGTCGTCGATTCCGAAATCGGCAAACTGCGCGAACTCGACGATGCGCTGCTTCATCGTCGGATTATCGATTTGTACGACCGCCATTTCCCAGATCCGCTCATCGCTGCTGCCCAGAACGATGGTCGTATTGGCCAGCCAGTTCATGATTTCCACCGAAACCGTCTCGTTGAACTGTGCCGCCACGGACAGCAACAGTGCGTTGTCACGCACCATCTTTTTGGAAACCACCTCTTTGCCGACGGTGAATTTCGGATGCAGCACGTATTCATCCTTATCCCGCAGGAACAGCTCCACCTCCTTCGCTTTCTTCTTATTGCTCTTTTGGTAAAGCCATTCCCGGTAAACCCGTTTCTCGTCCACCTCGAAGCCGTACCGATATTGTGCCTGCTCGTCGGCAAAGACGGCTTCGAAATAGCTGGGCTCGTTCTCCGTGCTGCGATTGAGACGAAAACTTTCCACCTGCCGGATACGCTCTCCGGACTGCACGCCCTTGGATGAGTTGATGACGAACCACTTGAAGAAATCGAGCGCCTTTACCAGATTGGACTTTCCGCTGGCGTTGGCGCCGTACACAACGGCACTCTTCAGCAGAGAGAGGTTCGTCCCCGCCACTTCAAAAACGATCTCTTTGGCCGAGGTTAGCTTTTCCTTCAAAGCCGAAGCCGCCAACGAAAGTGTCGCCGCCTCCTTAAAGGAAAGGAAATTTTCGACTGTGAACTGAATAATCATATAATATCGTCGTTATATGTAGATTTTCTGCAAATATAAGCAATATCTTTCTAATTTCTGCATTTTATGAAAATAATTTCCCGCTTTACACCCATTCGGACGGGAAAGCCGCTATTCCTTTTTGTAACCAAATATCACGCAGAAATGGAAGATAAGCATCTTACGCTGGAGCAGGAAGCCCAGATCAAGGAAAAGGCGGCGGCGTTGAAAGTCGAGAAAAAAGTCCGCAAGGTCTATCCGATGGTCGTATTCGGGGACACCGAGTGCGGCGAGCAGGAGGTCTACGTCGCCTATTTGGGCGAGCCGACATTCCCGCAATTCTCGAAATTCATGGCGGCGTCGAAGAAAGACGAGGTGCATGCGATGCGGCAGCTCGCCCGCGACTGCTTCATCGACGGCGACAAGGAGCTGGTCGACAACGACTCGCTGTTCCTCTTCGGTCTGATGGGACAGCTCTCGGAAATCATCACCACCCGTCAGAGCCTGCTGGTAAACTGATAAGCCGGTGGGTCGTGACGGACGACCAGCGCATCCGGCAGCGGATGATTTACGTCCGTCATTACTTTCCCGGCGTCAATCTGGATGCCATCACGGACGAGGAGTTCGCCATGCTCTCCGAGGAGGCCCTGTGGCTTCATCAGCAGGTGCTGGTTTCCCGTCTGACTTTGTCGCCACCGGCCGTCTGACCAGCTTGCCGGAGCCCCGCAGCCCATGCGACTGCGGGGTTTTCTGTTTTCAATCCCCGACGGTCGTCCAGGGCTATTCTTTCAACGGATGTAAAGCACGCTGTCTATGGCTCAAACGCAGAATTACGAAGTCTATTACGATATAAAAGTCAATGCCACGGAAGGAACCGAGCAGGTCACCGCCTTTGCCAACGCCGTCGAGAAGCTGAGCAAGGGGCGGGTGAGCTTCGCTCCGGTGGTGACCAACATCAACGAGATGATGCAAGCCGTGGAGAAGACCTTCCGGGGAAAGAACGGCAAAAAGCGGGACTTCAACTTCGAGCTGAGCATCAAGACCGGTGAGACGGAAGCCCGTCTGGAGCAGGTCAAGAAACTGCTCACCGAGATTCAGGGGCTGACGCAAGGCATCAAGCTGACCATCAACCCCGGCGAGAAAATCGACGGTCGTGCGCTCCGCAGTCAGACACAGAAATTAGTCAACCAAAAGAAATTAGAGGAACAGCAGAGCGCAGCGAGAAAGAGTGCCGCCTCGGCGGTCAAGAGCGTGATGGACACCCAGCGGACGGTGACCCGCTCCATCGGTAAAATCAACTCCGCCCTTGCCCATCTGGAGCGGGGGCGTGAGGTCAACATCCAAACCGACGCCGCCCGCACCCGTTTGCAGGAAATCCTCTCGTTGCTCGGTTCCATCCGGGGTGCCGCCTCCCTGCCGCTGAACCTGACCACGGCATCCTCTGCGGCATCTTCCGCCGTCGGTTCTGTCGTGCGTCCCCCGTTTGCGCCCGTTACGCCGTTCATGCTGCCTGAAAAAGAACAAGCGGCACTCACCAAACGGCTCTACACCGACGACGCTATGAAC